GCCTGTTCACTCGTGATGAACTTGACAATATGCTGTTGGAGCATAACGGAGTGGCATTTGAACATCCTGCCGAAAATGAGAACAACAATGGCACGGAAAATATTCCCGAAAATGATAACAATGCTCATCAAAATATTGGCTCTGCCGATTTGGCAATTCCTGCCATGCAGAGAATACCAAAGGATGAGCAGGGAAATCCATTATATGAGCAGGCCGACAGCGACACAGCTTGGGATGCCATTGTGGAGCAGACTGAGGGTGATGAGACTATGGCACAGACTGTGGCTGATGGTATGGTAGCTGACAAGGAAGCTGCTTTGAAAAAGTTGGAGAAAACAAAATCAAAAGGTGGCAACTCTATTGCAGAAAAGATTGCTTCCGAGAAAGAACGCAAGGCGGCTATTGATGCAGCCAAAGCAGAATTTGACATTTGGAAGAAGATAGCCGGTACCGCCAACCGCAGAAAAATGGATGCCGATGCAGAACGCAGACGTATTGCCGATGAAGCCGCCGCATTGCGTAAGGCTGAAGAAGAGAAGTTACGCGCGGAACGTGAAGAGGCAGAGCGCATTGAACGTGAAGCCTTGAACGGAGTGCCGGATATGGTGGATGATAAGCCGCAGGATGCACGGGCAAGAGGTTACAGACGTATGAACGGTCATAAGATAGACCGCCAAGAGCCTGTACATGCATTGAAGGGAAAGGAGGTATCCGTAAAATTCAGTGATGATGCTATTGTAGGCGGTCGTATATCCGTGATTGATGCAAACTTGTTGCAACCGAGTCACGTTCAAGGTGTGCGAAATCCGCTTCACTTCATTGATGAGGCACAACCAAAGGAGCGTAATGATGAAGCAAGCGTATTGTCTGCCCGAAAGATTGCCGGAAACATTCGTCCCGAAGAAATCACATCTTCTGTCACCGCATATACAGGCGCACCTACCGTGAACGCACGGGGCGAAGCCATACAGGGCAATAACCGAAGTGACGCACTCCGTATCATGTGGGAGAACCATCCGGAACAGGCAGCTCTTTACAAGCAGTATCTGAAAGACCATGCGGAAGAATTTGGATTACAAGTAGAAGACATTGAGGCTATGGAGCATCCAGTCCTCGTGAACATGGTTGATGTGGACGATGCAGAGGCTATCAATCTCGGTCAGTTTGTCGCACAGGACACAGAAAGCGGAGGGGTAGAACGTATAAAGCCCAAGAACATCATGCAGAAGATGGGCAATGATATGCGTTCGTTCGCCAACCTATTGCTTGCTTCGAGCGATGAGGAGACTTCATTTGCAGGACTTGTGGATGCCAACGGTACAAATGTATTGAAATGGATGATGCAGAAAGGCTACATCACACCGACCCAATACAGCAGCGCATTTGACAGCAAGGGTAACCTGACCGCCGAAACCAAGAATGATTTGCGTGGAATCATGTATCAGAGCATTTTCAAGGGTGGCAGTGTCCGTCTTGAAGAAATGTTCAACGCGTTGCCTGTAAAGGCTCAAAAGGCTATTCTCGCAACGGCATTCCGGGATTATGACAGTCCGAATGCAGAGCGTATGGTTGAGGAGATACAGAACTCAATCCGGGCTTATTATGCCTTGTCGCAGGACAAACAATTTACTGAAGCAAAAAATTTCAAAGAGGCACGAATAGCCGTTGAAAGTTGGAAACGCCAATACCAGATTGATGATGCAACGGGAGAAAGTTATCTCCCTGCCGATAATTTCAGTAATTTTGCATTGCTTTTGGCGTCGATGTACAAGGGAGAGAGCCAAAGGGTCATTCAAGATTCGTTCAATCGAACTTTTGACCTCATTCAAGGCACACAACAGGCAGATTTGTTCAACGAACCTGACAATACGCCAAGAACGCTTGTACAGGCAATTAAGGAAGTTTTTAAAATTGATTATAATGGAAGACAGCGAAAAAGTATCAATGCTATATCTGACATGGTTGGAAATGGCAATAATGAACGAGGACAAGGAGGCGATGGAATTGCTTCGCCAGGAGGAAGAGTTCAGAATGGAGAATGGTCTGCCGAGCCTGTGCAAGGCGATGCGTCTGACAGCGGAGAAACAAAAACTGAAAGAAATATACAGGAATCGCTTCGAGGAAGTGATGGAGTATATGCAGGGGAACGGACAGGAATCGCAGAACAACGAGCCGGTAATGGAAGTGACGGACTTCGGAACAATGACCGAAGAGGAACTGAAGTACGCACTGACGCACGGCAAGGTGATTCGGCACAAGCCGGAGAAATAAAAGCCCCAAGTATATTTCAATATTTCACAGGTACTCTTTCCGAACTTATTGCACAAGCCAAACAATCAGCGCAAGGGCTTATAAAGAAAGTCATTGCGCCTATATCATCACGCCTAAAGAATGACTTGAACAGCCAAGGCTTGCAGATTGATGATGATTACAATCATGTAATCGACAATAATGCAATACGGCATACCCTTAAAAAACATTCAGGAAAGAACGAGGAAAAAAGAGGTCAAATACCTATTACCGATGCCGACTTTGAGAATATTGCAGATGTGGTGGAACATTATGACGGTGTTGAAGTTGTGCCGGGAAACACATCGGCTCAACGCATAATCTATCATAAAGCATATCAAGACGGCACTGTTATCTTTGTTGAGGAGCAGCGTGTAGGAAGAAAAGAATTAGCAGCGGTTACAATGTGGAAAAAGAAAAACCCCAATCTCACCGACGCTAATCGTACTGAAACGACGCTGATTTCGGATTTGACTGAGGTTTCTGACAACAAAGGTACAAATAGTTCTCGTAAAAGCAGTGAGTTAGGAGAAAAAATAGCCAAGGCAGAGGCAGAAGTGGATGTAAATCCGACCGACAAGCAGAAAGAAGCCGGAAATTACAAGAAAGGTCATGTACAGGTCGGGGTGTTCGATATTACTATCGAGCAACCTAAAGGCAGTGTGCGCAGCGGTGTGGATGCCAATGGCAATAAGTGGGAAACAACCATGCAGAACACCTACGGCTACATTCGTGGCACGGAGGGCGTGGACGGTGACCATATAGACGTGTTCCTCTCTGATGACATTGACGGGTGGAACGGACGCAGGATGTTCGTGGTTGACCAGTATAACGAGGACGGCAGCTTTGACGAGCATAAGGTAATGCTTGGCTTCAATGAGACTGACGATGCCGAAGCAGCTTACTTTGCGAATTATGACAACGACTGGGCGAAGAAACACAAGACAGTGGTGACCGGTGTCAACTTAGAGGATTTCGAGAAGTGGATAGATAGTAGCCACCGTAAGACTAAAGCGTTTGCTGAATACAAATCAGTTAAAAGTGTTGAGGAACAGAGTTCAAGTACACAAGTCAACAGACTTTCTGAAATCAAATCACGCATTGAAGAACTGCACAAGGAACAAGAAGCCGCACATGGTCAGAGTGATATATTTGAGGAAGCCCGCATTATTTCCGAAATAAACGACCTCTTTACTGAACAGCGGAAATTGGAACAAAACAATTCCAATGAAGAAACGACAACACCGACTGATGCTGCATACACCATTACTCAGGCACAATACACCACCAAAAGAGGTAAGGTGTTGGATATGCACCTTGTGAAGTTCAATGATGAATTAAGAGATACTGTTCGGAAGCACACCACAATGTTTGCCAAACAACTGAAAGGCTGGTGGGATAAGGAAAAGCAAGGCTTCATGATGCGGAGCAAGGAAGATGCTGAACGCTTGGCAGAATATGCAACTGATGCACAATCACAACAGCCAGTCTCAATGTCTGATATGCAGGCTCTCAATGACGGTAATGTACAGTTTGTAGAACCTCAACTTTCGGAAACATCAAAGCCGGAAGAAAGACAGGAATACACCCCTGTATGGCAATATTCTGTTTCTGTTGATAAGGAAACGGGATTAACCACATTGAGGCGTGATGATGTGAGCGGACCTATCCCTATCGGGGATGGACGTTTCAATTATACGGCAAACAGTCCTGAAGAAATGTTGGAGATTGTACGTAACCCCAAGAATTTTAATCAGGAACTGCGTGACGCTGTTGAAACCATTCTTGAAAACAAGGTTAAGATTAGGGAGATTGTACGTATAGAAAAAGCGGCAGCCACAGAGCAAGAATCTAAGCCTGAAAATAATACGAGTGGCAACCGTCTTGTTACCGATGAACGCTATGCAGAACTCCGTGAGCGTATGCGCAAGAAGTTACTCGGTCAAATGAACATGGGCATAGACCCTGAAATACTTGCCATTGGTACGGAGATGGCTGTTTACCATTTGGAGAAAGGTGCACGCAAATTTGCCGAGTATGCAACAGCCATGATTGCAGACTTGGGCGATGCCATACGCCCATACCTCAAAGCGTTCTACAATGGTGCGAGGGATTTACCGGAGGTGGCAGAAAATGGATTGGATGCCGACATGACCCCATACGATGAGGTACAGAAGTTTGATGTGGCGAATTTCGACAAGACAAGCATTGATGCACTTGCCACTGCCGAAACCATAACAAGAGAGGCAGAGGTGGAACAAGAGGCAGAGATTGCACAAGAACGCATCAAAAAAAGCCGCCCTGCACGTAAAAAGAACGAGAAAAAAGCAGTAAATTCACAGCAGTCAAATGAGTTGGGTTTGTTTGACGGCCTGACTGATAACAATAAAAACAACGAACATGGATTACAGAGAGCTGATGCAGAGCTGCATCGCCAATTTGCAATGACGGTAAAGGCTGATATGCTTGCGGCTCTTGACAATGGAACAAAACCATACAGAAGCATTTTAGACCTACGCAAGCGTGCAAGCGAGTTGGGAATGGAGGTTGATAGTGACGGAAGAACCGACATTTTGTTGCAGGAACTTGTTGAGGACGGATTGGTTAGAGCCGCACGTGAGGTTATTGGTCGCAAAGGTAGAAACAGTCGTGCATCATACGATTTGATATGCAAACTCTATGAAATGCAGCCTACCATTGCCGCACGAAGCAGTAACCGTATCAAGATGCAGCAGTACTCCACTCCTCTTCCAATGGCTTGGATAGCCAACCACTTCGCAATGACAAACAAAGCAGGTGGCAAGGTATTGGAGCCAACGGCAGGTAACGGAATGTTGGTATTCACAGTTCCTGTTGAGCAAGTTCACGCCAATGAACTTGACGAGACACGATTGGATAATCTGCGAGAGCAAGGATTTGCAGAGGTTACACAGCAGGATGCAACAGAACCTTTCGAGGGCGGTATGCAGTATGATGTTGTTATTGCCAATCCTCCATTTGGGAAACGTGAGGCTGTGGAGTATGACGGAAAGATGATACCCGGACTTGACCCACAAATTACGTTAAACGCTCTTGCAAGTATGAAAGATGATGGCAGAGCAGCCATTATCATTGGTGGAAATATGGAGTATGCAAGCAATGGTGCAATCAAAAGTATGAAACCATTCTTTACTTACTTGTATGACCACTACAATGTGAAAGGTGTTATTGATATGAGCGGCGGACTGTACGCAAAGCAAGGTACTACGTTCCCTACTCGTATGATACTTATAGATGGTCGCAGAAGCGATGAGGAGCGAGCGCAGACAGCCGTATATCCTCCTGTTGAGAGTAAGGCTATCCGCAAGGCTGAAAGTTTTGACGACCTGTATGAGATAATTAACGAAGTATTAAACTCTAAGAAAAAGACAAATGGAACAGAAATATTACGTAGCCGAGAAAGGCAGTTGGCATCTGTCAATAACGAAACATCCGGGAACACTGACGGAGCAGGACATCGTGAACAACCTCGAAAGAATGATGATGTTGGAAGCAGAAGAAAACCAACAAAAGAGCATTCGGACGGAAGCGAACAGGTTTTACCAAGAGAACGTAGAACGAATAATGCAGATGGTGAAACCCGGGCAGAAACTCCAAGAGATAACGCAGGAGGAAGCAGAAGTGTATCTGACACTGACATTCAGCGAGTGGGAACAGAGCGAGTTTCCACAAACGGAGTGGGATTAAAGCAGACTCCAACCGAACACAAGAAACGTACTCTTACAGATGAAAAGAGTGCGTATCGTCCTCATAACAGTGCATTTTCACTTAACAGCGTTGCCCCTGCTGCTATGGTAGAGGCAATGGATAATGTGCTTACTCAAATTGAAGCACAGCACGGTAGCATTGACGAATTTATCAGAACTGAACTCGGATATAACACCGTTGAGGAAGCACACCAGGCACTTGCCGCAGAACAGATGGATAGTGTTGCTATGGCTATCTATCAGATGAAGCAAGGACAAGCACTCATTATCGGCGACCAAACAGGTGTTGGTAAGGGTCGCCAAATGGCAGCACTTATTCGTTGGGCAGTTCAACGAGGTGAGAAACCTGTATTCATCACACAGAAAGCAGACCTATTCTCCGATATTTACCGAGATTTGGTAGATGTTGGAAGTGGAGACCTTGTGCCGTTTATTTTCAACTCTGACGGTGCAATGGTTGATAGCAAAGGTAATACAGTACACAAACCTCTATCTTCCGCTGAAATGGCAAAAGTATTTGCATCGGGAACATTGCCCGATGAATATGACTTCGCAGTGCTCACCTATTCACAGGTAAACACAGGTGATGCTGTCAGTCAGCAGGAAATGGAAGAAGTTGCCAAAAAGAGCGGCGCACGTACCAAGAAAAGCAAGAACGTAAAGAATGGCAAGGCTACACCAAAGGCAACATTCTTACGTGCCATTGCAGAGGATAATTATCTGTTCCTTGATGAAAGCCACACGGCAGCAGGTTCAAGTAATACAGGCGCATATCTCCAAAGCATTCTCCGCACTGCAAAAGCAGCCACATTTGCAAGTGCTACTTTTGCAAAGCGTCCCGACACAATGCCTTTGTATGCAATTCGTACAGCGATGAGCCAAGCAAAGGTTGAGCCGGATAAGATGATTAGCATTATTGAGAAAGGCGGTGTAACTCTGCAAGAGATTATGAGTCGTGAATTGACTAATGCAGGGCAGATGGTACGCAGGGAGCGAGATATGAGCGATGTTGTTACCGATTGGAAAACAATCACCGACCCCGAAACCGTTAGACGTGCAAGAGAGAACTACGACCGTACCATAGCGGCATTCAATGCCATCATCAAGTTCCAAGAGGACTACGTAAAGCCGATGATTGAAGCGTTGGATATGGAACTCGCAGTTATGGCAGAGAGCGCAGGTGTGAAGCGAGGCACAGATAAAATGGGCGTTGAGAACGTGCCATTTGCAAGCAAGACCTACAACTACACCAAGCAGCTTATGCTTGCCCTCAAAGTTGATGCTATTGCAGATGAGGTGGAAGCCGAAATCAATGCAGGTCGCCACCCTGTTATTGCGTTGGAAAGCACAATGGAGAGCAGCATTAAGGACTATGCCGCAGGCGAAATCATTGATGAGCCTACATTCAGTGCAAGCCTACTGAAAGGACTTGACACCGTTATGCAGTACACCGTAAAAGATGAGGACGGTAACGAACGCCACGAGCGATATTCTCCACAGGCATTAGGTCCGGCTGGAGAAAAGGCATATTACGAGTTGCAGGACTTCATTCGTGAGAGTACAAGCGACATCTTTATCAGTCCACTTGATGCCATTATCGAGCGTCTGCACGAGAAAGGATACAAAGTCGGTGAACTGACAGGACGTAATATGTATGTTGAGCGCAACGATGACGGACGTGTCGTTGTCAAGCGTAGAACCGACAAGGACAAAAAGAGAATGCAGCGAGAGTTCAACAGTGGTGTTCTTGATGTTCTTATCCTCAACAAGTCTGCATCAACAGGTATCAGTCTGCACGCATCAGAGAAATTCAGCGACCAACGTCAGCGTTCAATGATTATTGCACAGCCATTGAGCGACATCAACGACTATATGCAGATGATTGGACGTATAGACCGCACAGGACAGGTGCATAGAGGTTATTACATCAACCTCGGTTTGCCTGTTCCTGCTGAAAATCGTTTCTTGATGATGCTTTCTACCAAGTTGAAGTCTTTGAATGCAAACACCACGACCTCACAAGATAGTGAAAGCAACGATGTGGAAGCACCTGACTTGCTTAACAAGTACGGTAGTCAAGTTGTCGTAGAGTATCTCCGTGACAATGTGGAAATCTATGAGAAAATGGGTGCACCTTTGAAGAAAGGCGGACTTGGAGGCGGTCGTGTGCAAGCAAGCGAACTTGATGAGTACAAGCCACAGGAAGATGATGCACGAAAGGTTACAGGATATGTTGCCCTATTGACCACAAAGGAACAGGAGGAGTTTTACGATGATGTTGTAAGACGTTACAATGAATTGATTAAGTACCTCAATGATACAGGTAGCAACGATTTGAAGATAAACGTAATGCCACTTCGTGCCAAGACGATAGAGAGACGTGTATCATCAGAAGGCATTGACCCGAACGGCAGTAATCCTTTTGCACGCAATTCCTTTGTGGAAAAGGTGGAAATGGACGTATTGAGAAAACCGATGAAAGCCGATGAAATACGCAAGGTTATTGAGCAGATAAACCGAGGTGTTGCACCTGCTGAATACTTGGAAAGTGTCATCGAGATAATCCGTAAAGAGGACGAAGCGAGAATTGCCGCAGAGGAAGAACGTTACGAGAAAGCAAAAGCGAAAGCCGTAGAGGATATTGCCAAACAGACAGACAAAATCAACGGACAGAAGAAACGTAGCGAAGAGGAAAAGCGTGTTGCCATAGAAAACTTTATCGCAGAGACTAACGAAAAGGTTGAAGCGAAGCACAATGACAATATTCTACGCCTCAACCAAAGCAGCGACCAGATGATGCACCGTTTGAGAATGTTTGAAGTTGGCAAGTCTTATCTTGTGCCGGATAACCTTGAGTCGATGATTTTTGACTTTGCTACTCCTGCTATCTTCTGTGGATACAAGACAAAGGAGAGCAAGATTACTGCCTCAACAACACTTGCGGTATTTGCAACCCTTGACGGTCGCAGACGTATTGAAATCAAACTGTCGCAGATTGATGCGTTGCGAAGCATTGACAAGATGACCAATGACAATTGGGATGCTGCACGTGCCACTACACTTGATAATTGGGATAGTCAGATACCAAGTGAGACACGAAAGACAGGTTTCATTATGACAGGAAATATCTTGCAGGCTATCGCCGATACACAAGATGAACACGGGGGCTATCCGGGACAGCTCATTAGTTATACTGATATTGACGGTAATGTTCACGATGGTATCTTAATGCCCGACAAATGGAATGCATCAATGCTCAAAACAAGTGGTGCGCCATTGAGTAGCCGTTTGCAACAGATAAAAGACTATATGCCTATAACAAGCCACGATGGAAAGGTAGAGATTATGGGTAGCAGTTGGGCAAAGATATTCTACCTCACTGTTCCTAAGACAAAGAAAGATGGTGCAATTTATTACGAAAACAAGACATTGTTACGTGCCGCAGGTGGCAACTTCTACCCTTATCGTGGACAGTTGCGTGCTGATATTCCTGCCGACCGCATTGATGAGGTAGTCAAAGAATTGACCAAGTTGGGCGTTAAGGTAAAGGAGGAACACACCGATGATACTTTCCAACGTGAGGGTGACGGTGCATATACGGATGATGAGGTCTCTTTTGAGAACGACCCTATTTCAAAGGTACTTGGAAAACCGAGATTTACCCGTAAGCAGCGCAGAGAGTTTGCAGAGCGTGAACGTCAGAGAATGGTTGCTCGTGTGGAAAATCTTGCAAAGAAACTCAATCTTGACAATGTTGAGATTGTGACTGATGCAAGTACATTGGAGGGCAAGAAACAGCGTGCAAAGGGTTTCTACACGAAGAGTACAGGCAAGATAACTATTGTTATCCCTAACCATTCAAGCACGTTTGATGTTGAACAGACATTACTCCACGAAGCAGTTGCCCATTATGGATTACGTCAGTTGTTCGGAGAGCATTTTGATACGTTCCTCGATAATGTATTCAACAATGCAGATGAGGCTATCCGTCAGCGTATCGTTGCCCTTGCCGCAAAGAACGGTTGGGACTTCCACAAGGCGACCGAGGAATATCTTGCTATGCTTGCAGAGAACACCGAATTTGAGAACACCAATGCAAGTTGGTGGAGGCAGATAAAGGATTTCTTCTTGAATATGCTTCACAAGATAGGTTTTGAGGATTTCAGAGGAGTTACTCTGACTGATAACGAACTCCGCTATATTCTGTGGCGCAGTTACGAAAACCTTGCGGAGCCGGGCAAATACCGTAGCATCTTGGGCGAAGCTGCTGATGTGGCAAAACAGTACGAGTTGGGTGTTGGTAACTATGCGGTTACCAATCCCAATACTCCGCACGCTGCCGAGAGCGATGATGAACTCTATCGTGATGGCGACCCCGAAATTCACGAAAGAGAGTTGGCACGAGACCGTTATGAAAGACGTGTCAAGACAGGTATGTTCCAATCACAGGAGGCATTGCAGGATAGTATGCTCGGACTGAAAGAAGCAATGCAGGCTATCCTTGGCCAAGGAACAAACATTGAAGATGTGGACGGCTTCGAGAATGCTTACTTGGGCGAAAACCGTCTGTCAAGTGTGAACAAAGCCGAAGCAGATGCTTTCGCACAGACATTGTTCAAGCCAATGCTTGATGAGGTTGCCAAACTTGCCCGAAACGAGGCTGAACGTGAGGAACTGACCGACTATATGATGGCTAAACACGGACTTGAACGTAATGCGTATATGCGCAATGAGGCTATCAAGAACGGTGCTACTGATGCAGACCAAACCGACTATGCCGGACTGACTGCCCTAACAGGTATGGACGATGTTGCAGATGCCGAAGCGGAAGCACAACGAATGGTTGATGATTACGAACAGGCACACGAGACTGCCGACCTTTGGGAGAAAGTCAATGCCGTAAGCAAAGCAATCTTGCAGAAGTCATACGAATGTGGAATGATGAGCAAGGAAACATTCGATAAAGTATCGGATATGTACGAGTTCTATATCCCATTGCGTGGCTTTGATGAAAAGACAAGTGCAGAGGCATACGCCTACCTGTCGCACAAGCATAGTGCATTCAATGCTCCTATCAAGAAAGCAGAGGGACGTAGGTCAAAAGCCGATGACCCGTTTGCCAACCTGCAATCTATGGCTGAGGGTGCGATAATGCAGGGTAACAGAAACAAGTTGGTGAAACAGCGTTTCTTGAACTTTGCCCTTAACCACCCGAGCGACCTTGTGAGCGTTAGCGACATCTGGGTTGAATATGATGCAGTAACCGATGAATGGAAGCCTGTATTCCCGGACAACATCGAGAGTACAGACACCCCCGAAGAGGTTGAGCAGAAGATGCAGGACTTTGAGACAAAGATGGAGTCATTAGCACAGCAGTACCCCGACCAATACAAGAGAGGTAAAGATGCAATCGGCATTCCTTACCGCATTGTAGAGAGCCGAGATATGCGACAGCACCAAGTTGTGGTAAAGCGTGGCGGCAGGGACTATGTGATTACCATCAACGGCAACCCTCGTGCGGCACAGGCATTGAACGGACAGACCAACCCCGACAATGATATGTCGGGTGCTATCGGTGCTATCCTCCGTGCAGGAGAAAAGATAAACCGTCAGTTGAGTGCGTTCTACACCACACGAAACCCGGACTTCATCGTGTCGAACTTCATGCGAGATATGCTATACACCAATACCATGACTTGGATAAGGGAAAGCCCGAACTACGCACTGCGTTTTCATCGGAATTATATGTATGCCAACCCTGTAAGGATAAAGCAACTTTTGGCAAAGCACCGAAAAGGGACACTTGACATGGGTAACAGGACGGAAGCGATGTTTCATCAGTTCATGATGAACGGAGGAGAAACAGGCTATGCCAATATCCGGGACATTGAACAGCATAAAAACGACATACGCAGGGAACTGAAAAAATCGAACGGCAAGATTCCTGTAAAAAAAGCATGGGACTTGTTGGGCGAACGCTTTGATGAATACAACCGGGCAGTAGAGAACTGCGCCCGTTTTGCCGCTTTCATGACATCACGCGAAATGGGCAGAAGCATAGACAGAGCCATCTATGATGCAAAGGAGATAAGCGTAAACTTCAACAAGAAAGGCAGCGGAGCAAAATTCTATGACAGTACAGGGCAGACAAAGACCGGTAATGCCAGTGCATTGGTATCTGGACTTGGTCGTAGCGGATATGTGTTTTGGAATGCAGCCATTCAAGGTACGGCAAACTTCGGACGACAGATGAAACGCCATCCTGCCAAAGCTTTTACAGGTATTGCGGCGATGTTCCTGCTTGGTGCCATTGTTGCCTACTTGGGTGGCGATGATGATGACGATGATGACAAGAACGCATACTACAATCTTCCCGAATATGTAAGGCGCAGCAATATCCTTTTCCGTGCAGGAGACAGTTGGGTATCCATTCCTCTGCCGGTAGAGTACAGGGCTGTTTACGGTATGGGAGAACTGATGATTTCCGTCCTTAACGGAAAGGAACATCTTACAGGTGGAGAAATAGCAGAATCCATTGCAGGACAGGCCACACAGATATTGCCGATTGATTTCTTGGAGGGCGGTGGAGGACTGAACGCCTTTGTGCCGAGTGCATACAAACCTTTGTGGGAAGCCTACGTAGCAGAAAAGAGCTGGACGGGTATGCCGTTGTACAAGGACACACCTTGGAACAAGGATATGCCCGAATGGACAAAAGCATACAAGAGTGCCAACAAATACATTGTTGGGCTTGCAAATGTAATGAACGAAGCAACAGGCGGAGACCCATACACAAAAGGAGCAATCGACCTTAACCCGGCAAAGATAGAATATATGTTGAACGGTTATTTCGGAGGTGTGTTCGGAACAATCGACAAGTTGAGCAAGACTGCAGAAACCGTTTCAGGCAACCGTGAGTACGACCCTCGCAGCTTCTTGTTGGTAAACAGACTGGTCAAAGCCGGGGACGAACGCACCGAGTACAGGGCTGTGAACAATGAGTATTTCCGATTGAAAGAGGAGCATGACCGATTGAAATCCAGATTAAAACACTATGAGGAAGATACCGACAACGACATATTTGACTATGCGGAAAAGATTGATTTCCTATACAACTCGCCCGAATATGAGCGTTATGAAATCTTTGAGGACTACCATGAAGATATTGACGACCTCTACAATGAATTGAAAGAAGCAATAAGTGACGAGGAACGCAAGGACATCGAAGCCGAGTTGAACGAAGTCAAAAAAGAAATGATAGATGAAATAAACCTCACCCGTAAACGTAAATAGTTATACTTGAAAAGAATGCTTGGGATATTACCTTTGTGTCTATCCTAAGCATTCTGATAATATTCAACGATTATGCATAATACAAAAAATGGAAATAAAAGACTGCTGTCCATGAGTCGTGTCGCACCCAAACGTGATACGGAGGAAATGGATACCGTAATAATGTCTTCACAGCAGTCGGGCGACCGCAGGGCGTTTGATATATTGATGGAGGCACAGCACTATTGGAATCAGATGGAGGATTTCCGAAAGGACAGAGAGCGCAACAAGCGATATACCTACGGTTTTCAGTGGGATGACAAAATATGTGTGGACGGTGAGACCATGACGGAAGAAGAGTATATAAAAAGGCAGGGCAATGTTCCATTGAAGAACAACCTTATCCGCAGATTGGTAAAAAGCGTACTCGGCGTGTATCGAAGCCAGAGCAAAGAACCGACCTGTACAGCACGCGACCGAGACGAGCAGAAATTGGGCGAAACGATGAGTACCATCCTGCAATGCAATATGCAACTGAACCGGATGACGGAGGTATATGCCCGGACAATGGAGGAGTTTCTTATCAGCGGCTTCATTGTACATCGCAAATCATACGGTTGGCGTAACGGAAAAGAGGATTGTTGGACGGACTATGTACAGCCAAACAATTTCTTCATAGATAATAATATGAGAGATTTTCGAGGGTGGGATGTGTCGGTTCTTGGCGAGATACACGACATTTCATTCGGACAGCTTTGCGAACAGTTTGCCTCTTCACCCGAAGATTACCGCAGACTTAGGGACATCTACAAGTGGGCGGCAAAGAAAGAATACATCGCCTCGTATGCAGAGCGTTTCGGCTACAGCCGTTTGGAAAACTACGATTTTCTGTTTACGAGCGAGCCGGGACGGTGCAGAGTCATTGAGGTCTGGCGCAAGGAGCAAAAACCAAGATACCGGTGCCATGACTATCAAAACGGGGACATCTTCAAGATAGATGTGAAGGATTACCAAAAGTGTGTGGTCGCCGTCAATGACGAACGTATTGAAATGGCGAAGTCTGTCGGTATGCCCGAAGAAGAAGTGCCGCTCATTAAAGCCACGTGGTTTATTGACGATTATTGGTATTTCTATTACCTGTCGCCATTCGGAGATATTCTGAAAGAGGGAGAAACGCCATACGAACACGACAGCCACCCATACGTATTCAAGGCTTATCCGTTCATTGACGGTGAAATCCATTCGTTCGTATCTGATGTCATCGACCAACAGCGATATACCAACCGTTTGATAACCCTTTATGACTGGATAATGCGTGCGAGTGCCAAAGGGGTACTGATGATGCCCGATGATTGTCTGCCGGACGGAGTGAGCATTGACGACATTGCGGAAAGCTGGGCTGAGTTCAACGGTTTGATTGTCTATAGACCGAGCAAGAGCGGACGTGTGCCGGAACAAGTGGCCAACAATTCGACCAACATCGGCATTGCTGAACTGCTGAATATTCAATTGAAGTTCTTTGAAGACATTTCAGGTGTAACAGGAGCATTACAAGGCAAGCCTGGATTTTCGGGTGAAAGTGCCGCCCATTTCCAACAACAGACGCAGAATGCCACTACCACTTTGCTTGACCTGTTGGAATGTTTCAGCGGTTTTGTGGTAGATGGTGCATACAAGGATGTAAAAAATATACAGCAGTTCTATGACAGTAAGCGCGTGTTCAACATTGCCGGACGGAGCGGTGCGCAAATTGAATACGACCCGAAAAAGATACGAGACGTGGAGTTTGACTTGAGCATCACAGAAAGTACAACTACCCCTGCATACAGGCATCTTGCCAACGACATACTCATGCAGTTGTGGCAAGCACAAGCTATCAGCGTGGAACAACTACTTGAACATGGCGACTTCCCGTTTGCCGATGAACTATTACAGAGCATCAAGTCGCAGAAAGAGCAATTGGAACAGGGTAAAATGCCTGACGGTCTTTCTCCCGAACTGATGGCGCAAGCGCAACAAGGTGCGAACATGCAGGCCGTGAACAAACTGAATAATGCAATAAGGCAATAATTTTAATTTAACGACATCATGGAACAGAAAACTATTTGTATAGACTTTGACGGTGTCATTCATGACTACAGTAAAGGTTGGCAAGGCGAGGATGTGTTTGGGCAGATGATACCGAACGCAGATACAGGTACAGCCACCCTAAAGAAAAACGGATGGACTATCATCATCTTCACGACACGCAAGAAAACTGAAAAATTGGAAAAGTGGTTGGCAGAAAACAATATTTCATACGACCATATAAACGAAAACCCGAATCAACCGGAACATACAAGCGGAAAAATCATAGCCGATGTGTACCTTGATGACCGGGGTATCTGTTTCAGAGGACTGTGGGATTCATGGCTTATGAGAGATATTATAGAGTTTGAGCCTTGGCAGGAACAACAAAAGAAAGAAATAGAACAGCTTGCGACATATGGACAAAGCGAAGATGACATTTGGTCAAGAGGCAACGAGAAAAGAATCAAATTAGCCCATACTTAGCGGATAAAGAATGAGGGTGTACCAAATATATTCAATTTGATACACCCTCATGTCTATTTATTATTCTTTGGACAGTTGGAATTTCTCTATCCAGACATCTTCCTCTCCATTGTCGAAATCAACAATACAGGCTTCGTTCGGAATATCCAATTCCTTGACCGTACCAATGACACCATTATCGTTGCACATCACCCGGTCCCCGACTTTAAACTTATTGATATTGTCAAGTGCGAGCGGGTCGTTGGTAAGTGTTGCTATACCGTCAATATTTCCGTACTTTCCCATTTTTTCTTGATTTGCCGATTGCTTCCAACCATGAGTAATACTGATTACGTTTTTTCGCCATTACAGCCGAAGATAATTTACCTGCCCCGTTATTGTACGGAGTGCAATAGAAACACTCAAATTCGAGGTCTCTGACGAATGTATTATGGTTGATATAGTGCTTCTGCTTGAGTTTACGGAAATTGTTCCTATCCATAATTACAAGTTGTCCACTCACGCCACTTGTCGGCATTACATAGTAGCGTTGTCCATTCTCACGATGTGCCTTGTCGGCTTGTCTTACTGCCTCACGCAAACGGAGTGAAGCACGGATTTTCTTAAAGATGTTCATCTTTCCTATTGTTAAATTGTTAAACTATATTGTTGCGGCAGATACCGCTTTTTTCTTCCTGCTGATATATCTTCCCACACGAGGTACGAATTTAGGCATATCCATTTCAAAGAAACAGATGTGCAGACCAATGGCACGGGTCATCAACAAGTCATCGTGTTTACCGATAATCGCCCCGAACGCCCCGTTCGGTTTCTTCTCATAACACAGATATTCGTCCAGACAACGGGCATCACGCTCAACATACAGGCTCTCACGGATGACTTTCACAAGGGTTGAGATTACCATCGGTTTTGTGGCTATATTGGTGTGGAAACCGTAGTTCACTGGCAATCCCTCCCGAATAGCCTCCTCCGACTGCTTGCGTGCGTACAGGTTGGGATAAACATCCTTAATCTGATTGAGAATGAATTGGGATTGGTCTCCGTCCACCTGCCTTTCCTTGTCATGTGTTTCAAGTGTGTTGCTCTCAATCACAAGCATGGAGTTGTCATAGAAAGCCGCTATCTGTGCCGCTTTCCACGCCAAAAGGTCAATATCTATATGTCCGTACCATTGCGCCACAACGGTGGGTTTTCCTCCGTCATTCATGAAGAGACGGTCGAACACGACAATGACAGACCAGTCAGCCTTATTGGAACGCCCACCGACATCGACCACCGTCAAATATCTGTCGGTTACCACTTCGTCATCGTAAATCTCAGGCATTTCCCAAATATGTAGCAAGCCTTGGCTGTCACCAACAAAACGGAGGTTTTGCAATGCTTTCTTCCCCTCATCACCATCGGCATATACTTCTCCTACATATCGTGGAGGCTTGCATGATGCTTTAAGTTTCTCGACCTTGTATTTGTCGAACACACGTGCACCGGAATGAACGAACGCCTCAACATCATCGGAAGGAAACTCTGCCGCCATCAATCCGTGTTCGGTATATTTGGCACGTTCCTGTATGTACCAATTGATAGCTTCAAGCGTTGCGCCCTTCTCCCACAGCCACCACAGATATTTGCCGTTTTCCTCACGGGATGAAGGTATGCCGTCATTCTCACGGTTTGCATACAGCATTTGTGCAAAAGCTTCCACATCGTCAAGAGGCAACGAATACTGTTCTATGTCAAACCACGACACGAACATTGCCTCGAACTGGGATTTTCCGTTCTTAGCATCGTCATACTCTTTTTGAAAGAAATTACCTGTACCATTGGCTGTACTTTCATATACAATCATTGTATATGGACGCAGCAGCACTCCCGAACAGGCAGAGCGCACAATGTCTTCGGGCTTCTTCCCATCTGTCGCTTTCCATAGTCCGACCTCGGACAGATGCACAAGGTTGTAGTCTCCACCACGGCAGGAGTCAGGTCGTTCGGCAGTACCAATCTTAATCTTACAGTTGCGTTGCGGTACACGATGAATACTGCCCGACTTACCGACCCCAACCATTTTAGGCTCATTCTCGCTGTAGGTTTCACCCAGCTTGTGCAGCATATCCACCGGATAGTTCTTTATCATACGGTCGAACATATCCTTAATTTCGTCCGAACCCGCACCTTGATGGGCGATGATAAGTGAGTTCAGTCCTACTTTATGAACCAACTGCAACCATGCCATATATATTTGCGAAGTAGTAGAACCTCCCCATTGCCGTGCTTTCAGCAAAACAAGGCGTATAGGCTTACCAGCTTTTCGCAATCGTTCCAACCTTTCAACGAAACGACGTTGCGGTCGAGTAAGGCGAAATAACACATCTTCGCCTCCCCCCTTGTTCTTAATATAGACGAATGTTGCCGCCCAAAAAGGGAAGTCATATTTGTTACGTATGCGCACAAACTGACTTATTACTTTGAGCCGGTCGCTTTCATAATCTTCCTCATTGGCATTTCCAAGTTCCTGCAAGAATGCCTTGACAGAGCCACATTCGACAAGTTGCCGAACAAGCGGTACATCCATCATTTCGACAGGCAGGTATTGGGTGCGTATCGGGAAGTCCTCTATACAGACCTTTACACGTTCCCCAACCGAACCGAACCCGCCAATTGGGTCAAAGCGTGCATACACCTCTGCGTTTCGGCGGTTGTTTTCTTCGATGATAAGTCTGATTTCCTCCTGCATATTAACCGATTTTTACAGGTTTGTTCAACAATGCCGCCAAACACCCTACGAGATAGCAGTACAAGTGTACCCACGCATTGGTGCCGGGAAAAAGAAAACCGATGACGAGATAGACAACCATCCATAATTGATAATAGACCTTTCTTTCTACCTCGAAAGAAACAGAACCGAACAGTACAAATACTAACCCTGAAAGTCCAACCGTAGGAATATTGGATAGACAGAGTACTGGAACAGATACGGCGGAAATGTATGCGAATACCAAGCGCCATAATGACACATTGTATATGAATACGACCGAAAGCAGACACCACGCATTAAGTGCGGCGTGAATTATATTCACATGATAAAATGGATATGACATACGACACCCCGGTCCGCAATCTTTGAAGATACCGACTTCTGACCAATCTTGAATATCCTGCAAAGCCAAGCAGCATACAATGATTGAAATTAAAAGCGAAACAGCCTTTGTTGTTTTCGTCTTACCCATTCTTTCCTTGCTTTACATACCATAATCTTTGCACTACCAGGCGTGAGGTAGAATTTAGGGGCGGGCTGCATGACAACCATAGAACATAGTTCAGAAATAGTCTTATCGGGATAATCGGTGTACATTACCATGACACGGCTATAGATTTCTTCGTACATTTCACGTTTGGACGGACACATCTTCTCCAAATGCGCCTTGCCCTTCATCATCGCTGATACCACAAGAGCTGCCCGAATATCGCTTACCCAAAAACGGCGTGAAGGCATATTGACAATGTTGTTGTACACATCAGGCATACGGATGTAGTCGCACGATTCAATATATTCATCGTACGCCCTCATCAAGTCGTCTAAACGTTCTTGAAAGTACTCCATCAATGCCCCTTTATGTTTCATTCCTACAACAGATTACAGCTTTAACCGTGTACCAAAGTTACCTATTGGAGCGTAAAAAGATAAACATAGAATGCGTGTATCTTAGCTTATTTTTGCTTCAAAGTTTCAGACAACATTAATTTTTTACAGTATATGCCTAAGAATACGGAAGTTAAAAGCAACCGGGACAGATACATGGAACGGTTGAAAACAAAGTATCCCGACAAGGAGTTTGCCGATGATGAAGCGTTATTTGGTCAAACCAATGACGATTACGACAGTTACGACAACGAATTGTCTGGATACCGTGAGCGAGAAAAAGCTCTCTCGGACTTATTTGCAAGCAACCCGCGCAGTGCCGCTTTTCTTACCGACTGGAGAAAGGGCGAAGACCCTATCATCGGTATGGTGCGTAAATTCGGGGATGATTTCAAGGCCGCACTTGAAGACCCCGAAAAGCAGGAGGCACTTGCAGCCGCCAATAAGGAGTTTGCAGAACGCATCGCCCAAGAGAAAGAGTACGAGGGAGAGTATCAGAAGAACCTCAACGAGACTTTGACCACCCTTGAAACCATGCAGCAAGATGAAGGACTATCTGATGAGGACATTGACAGTGCAATGGATTTCCTTGTCAGCATTGTGCGTGACGGAATCATGGGCAAGTTCACACGTGAGAGCGTGGCAATGGCACTCAAAGCCATCCGGCATGACAGCGATGTGGAACAGGCAGACCGAGAAGGCGAAGTAAGAGGCCGCAACACCAAGATTGAAGAAAAGTTGCGCAAGGGCAGCAAGAATGATGGTACAGCCAACCTCGGCAGCAAGAACGGCGGAGGCAAAGGCGGCTCACGAGAAATGCCAGATTTGGGTGTCATTGACCAAAACTACGGAACTCAGAACATTTGGGAACGTGGCGGAGAAAAACGCAGGACAAACAAGTAAAATCAATTCTATTTATTCACTTTTCAAAAATTAAAAGAGCAATGAAGAAAGCAACAAGTTTTCTGTGTCGCATCATGCTGATGGTATTGGCATTTGTGACAGGCGCATCAAGCGGTGTGTTCATGGCCAACGCCTCCGAACTCCCTGATGCAGGTAAAACAACAGCCGGAGCTGACGGTACGGGCGGAACAGACGGTATCGCAACGGAAACCGCAGGCAGAACGGATGGTGACTCAAATTTTTATTTGAGCGATGTGGACAAACGTATCGTGAAGATACGTCCGATGGCAACTCCTATCGACCAAATCAGCCGTTATGCAAAATCAAGTAGTACAAACTCTTTCGAAGTTAAGTATTACAGCGTAGGCACAAGAGAAATCAAGTGCAGTACCAACAAGAAAGTAGAAAAGATGCTGAACGGAGCCAGCACCTCCCTTCCGGTAGATGACCTGAACATGTTTACTCTGGATGATACCATTCGAGTAGTAGGTGTGAAAGCCATTACGAAGCCGGATGGGACAAAATACGGGCTGGAAGACAGCAATGTTCCCGACCTTGTATTATGTGTATGCGGTAAAGATAGCTCAACAAACTTACCAACCGTGTATGCTGTTAACGGTGACATGGACAGTTCGAGTAAGCAACCAATCCTTGTACCGGAGATTCCTTCAGGAACAACACTTGTTCGTATGGGTAAGGCTTGCGGTGAGTTGGATGTACAGACAGGACGCTTCAACAATATCCCGATGCCTGAAACCCAGTATTGTCAGAACTTCATGATTCAGGTAGAGCAGTCCACCTTTGACAAGATTGCCGCCAAGGAAGTGAACTGGAATTTCTCGGACATTGAGGAGGACGGTGTATATGATATGCGCCTCGCCATGGAGAATACCTATCTGTTCGGTGTCAAGAATGTCATCAAGCATATTGCCAAGGACGGTATGAACACTTGGTTTACAGGCGGTATATGGTGGATGGCTGGCAAAGACATCGAAGTGGGCGAATGGAATGCGGACAAGCAGTGCGCCATCATTACCGATGAAAACCTTGTGGATATTACCAAAGACCTCTTTGTGGGTACAGGTATCGGCAACAAACGCAAAATCCTTTTCTGCGGTAGCGATATGCTGTCTGCATTCTCGAAAATCAAGAGTGAGAAGTTCCGCCTGAAAGACACTGTTGAGGTTTGGAATTTGAAATTCAAATCTTGGGATACCGATTTCGGAGAGGTACTGACCATTCATCACGAACTATTTGACGTGAATGGCATGAGCGACTGCGGCTTTGCAATGGACCCGGAATACCTGTCGAAGAAAACACATATCTCTTGGGCAAGAAACGTACTTGATTTGCAGAAAGCCGGTATCCGCCGTACCGATGCAGTAGTAATCCAAGAAGTAAGCTGCTTGTACTTGCGCTATGCAAAAGCACATGCAAGAATGCGTCTTGCCAAAGCTCCTGTTGAAGAGCCTTAATAATCCACAAAAAGAAATCAATAACCGGGGATGGGATAAGGAGTCCCATCCCTTTTTTAATTTACAAGTATATGATTAAAACCTATAAAGCGAACACCAACGTGAGTATCAACGTAGTGCTTCCAAGTAAGAAGAACCTGCATATTTCGTTCACACCTCTGTCCAACGGTAGCAGCCTGTTTACAACAGACAACGAGGACATAATGCGTGCCATCGAAAAACATTACAATTTTGGAAAGTTGTTCCGGCTACACAGTATGCAGGATGAAAGTGAAAAGATAAATGCAAAAACAGAAGAAAATCTGCAAGATAAAGAAATTCCAACTGTCGATAACCAAGTAACAGGAGAAGACAGTCAGGACGGAGAAACCACAGATGGGAATGACCCAACCCTGAAAAAAGTGAAAGTGAGCGACCTGTCCGCAGCAAAAGATTATCTTGCCGATACATTCGGCATCAGCCGAACAGCCATGCGCAGCATGAAAGCAATTACTGAACAGGCAGCCGCAAACGGAATTGAGTTTGAGGGATTGTCATAACCGGATAAAAGAGCATGACAGTCTATCAACTTGACGACATAGCGAAAGATGTCCGTATCGCACTTGACCAAAACATGGCAAGTGACACATTGGCAGCAATCGGTGACGTGGACACGCTTGCACTCAACGACATCATCAAGTCCAAGATTGTGGAAGCCGTAAAGCGTGTACACAGTTCCGCACCTCCCTATCTGCTTGACGGCGGACACAACTTCGGTGATGCTGTATTTTGGAAAGAGCATGAAAGCGGATGGATACTGCTTCCGGAGGATTTCATGCGTTTTGTCGTTTTCCAAATGGATGACTGGGAACGTGCGGTATTTTATCCCATAAATACCGATGACCCGGAATATGCAAGACAATCTTCCAGATTTAAAGGTATCAGGGGTACGTACCAACGCCCTGTCTGTGCCATTTCCATACGCCCGGAAGGAAGAGTGATGGAATTTTATTCATGCAAGACGACAAAAGCAAAAGTAAGCCGTGCCGTGTATCTACCTTATCCGAAGATTGACAAATACGGCGCGATAGAAATTTGCGGACGATGTTACAACGCTGTGGTATATACCATAGCAGCATTAGTATTAACTACATTCGGTGATGCGGAGAAAAGTGCCGCATTGAACGAATTGGCAAAATCTGTATTAATATGAGTTACGAATCAAAGCATATAGATGGTGATGTATCAGTAGGTCGCAATACGGCAATAGGAGGCGATGCTACTGTCCAAGGAAAAACCCATCTGAAAGGAAATGTTGTCGTAGATGGTTGGCTTGAAGCCAAAAATATCAAAGGAGCAGGAAAAGGTCTGTACACTACAGTTGAAAAACTAAAAGCAGCCTATCCTTTTCCGCATGATGGCTGGTGGGCACTTGTAGGAGTTTCATTGCCGGCCCCCATTTATGTTGCAGATGGTGGAGAATGGGTGCCTACCGGACAAAGTGGAGGTAACCCAACTATAGACAGCGGTCAGTATAACGAAGCCGTAGAAAAACTGCAAGAGGATATAACCAAACTGCAGGACGACATTACGGATATAGAGGCCCGCAACAAAGCGCAAGACACCAACCTCACCACGCTTGGTGATAGCGTCAACTCGTTGCAAGACCAAGTAAACACAACCAAGGATACCGCAAACAAGGCAAACAACAAGGCGAATGAAGTTGGAAGCCAACTGAACTCTTTCAAAGATTCAAAAGGTGAAAACGGAGGAATCGCCCCTCTTGACGAACAAGGGAAAGTACCGAGCCGACACTTGCCCGGATACATTGATGACGTGGTAGATTTTTATGGCATTTCCGTAGGCATTACTGTAAAAAATGAATCCATAGACAAAAATTCCAACGATGAGGGTTGTAAAGTTGTATATGATAAGGAACATGGTTGCTTTGTGCTTGCATACGTTCCGACAATCGGAGAATCCGAGGCTGCTACTTATTATAACAACTGGTTGGATGCAGATGTTTTCGGTACGGGAAGTACAAACGGGCGAATACCCTCTTCCGGTAAAGTCTTTCTATGCGAAGAAGATGGGAAAAGCTATCGTTGGAGCGGAAATCAATTGGTGCCAATCGGTTCAGACCTTGCACTTGGTCACACAAGTTCGACTGCATTCCCCGGTGATGAAGGTGCGAAGTTACAGGAAGATATGAAGCAGGTGGAAGAAAACAGAAAAAACATTCTTTCACAAAACAAGCAAATCGTGGCACGCAGTATTGTAAATGTCAACCAGCTGTTTGACCTTGCAGACAGGGAGATAACATTTTCCGTTGCCCTTGACCGGTGTTCCGCTTCCGAATATTCACCGGTATTGAAAATACCAGGTGTCGTATTGACCTTCCTGACGGAATCCGGATGGGTTTCCAAACAATGGACTGATACATCGGACTGGTTTAAAGAAAACAACTGGAGCGATTTCGGCGCAGGTGGTGGCAAGGGCATAGGCGATATAATCAATGTAAATGCCCTGTGCGGAAATGTGGAATATACTTTGTCAACAGCCATCAAAGCCGTGTCAGACTTTGAAAAGGAGAATGGGGCAATTTATCTTAAAAGCGGTATCATCCTTACGTTCAAGACTGCAGAAAGCGACAAGAACGGTGCACCCGTGTGGCTCACCTACCAGTTTACACGTGAAGCGAGCGACATAACACCGGAGGACTTGAAGCCGTGGGTTGCTTTCGGTGGCGGAGGAAGCAACGTGGAAACATCCGATAAACCGGAAGAAGGAGGAAAAGATGCCCTTTCCACAGGAGGCGCATACGCCATGCAGGAAAAATCAATCGGTGGATTTGATGAAGAAAGTGATGAGGAATATATCTACTACAAAGCCGTGAATCTGAATGGAGGACAAATAGAAGATGTAGTACTTAAGATTCCGAAGAACGGCGGAGGCGGCGGTTCGAGCGAAGACAGCACCCTATCCATCTACTTTGAGGAAGCCGCCCCCATTGTGGCGTTCGGTTCTGAGATAAAAATCAATGTAGCCTTGCGTAGTGTCAGTTACCCGGACGGTAACGAAGTGCTTGGCGTTATCCGTAATGTTTCAATCATTGATGCAAGCACAGGACTTACCCTGTATAGCGAGGCAATGAACGAAACCGGCTCAGCAAGTGCAACGGACTACAAGTTTGAACTTGACTTTACTGAGTACTTCAGCAGTGCCGCATCCAAGAGTTTCTTTGTTCAGGCTACCGATGCGGACGGCAACACCAAGAAGAAAGCCATTACCATTGTTGCTGTGGATATTACAGTTGAACAGCCTATGCCGCTCAACTACACAAGCAGCACCGCATTGACCGTAGGAGGCACAGCAAAAAATATAGGACAGTTCTACAAATTCCCGAACAACACCTCATCCATACGTGCCACAGTGGAAATGCTCTACAACGGGGAATGGAAGAAACTGGGAGAGGCAACAGTCAATGACAGTTACACCAAGAGCATATCCATCAATCCGAGTAATGTGTTCGGTGGTGGCGAACGGATGACACACGGAGCATACCCGGTACGCATTTACGGAACGGAAAACAAATCAGGAGTAAGGGGCAATACCATTTACTCTGCTATCATGTGTATTGATGCTGAGGACACCACTCCTATTGTGGCAATCCGGTTCAACGACACCAACAACGGTACGCTCCGCCTGTATGATAACCTTACCATAGAGGTCGCAGCATACACATCGGGTAAAACGGAAACGCACGTGGATGTCTTCTATGACGATGAGAAAGTGACATCCGTGGAAGCCATGATTGCCGAAACGCTTACCGTGAACAAGCAGATAAGCGGATACAGCACGGACGGAAGCCAGAGCATTACCGTACATGCCAAGAGCGGAAATGTGTCCACCAATGAAATCAAGGTAATTGTAAAAGGGAGTGCCATTGACATGGCCATCAAGGACGGAGCTTTGTTCGGATATGATTTTTCCGCGCGCAGCAACAGCGAGAGCGACCATACCATAGAAAACAACGGCATAACTATGGATGTAAGGGGCGCAAACTGGTCAAGCAACGGATTCGTGGACTACTTGGGCGAACGATGCCTTCGCATAGCAGAGAATGTGAAAGCGGAGATATTGGATTACTACCCTTTCGGGAACTCTGCCACCGAACGGACTACAGGTTGTGCCGTCCAATTCGCATTTGCCACCAAGAACATCAAGGAAGCAGATTCAAAACTCATAGAGTGCTATGATGCTGATAGCGGTGCAGGTTTCTATGTATGCGGCAACAAAGCTGCTATCTACTGCAAAACAGGACAGCCTGCCTTAGTTGAGCGCAGCTTTCGCTCTGGCGAGAAAATCACGATGGCAGTAGTTGTCGAACCGTCCACCATTTATGTATCACGGGGTGGAAGCAATTACTCCTGCATGAAGTTGTATTTGAACGGAGAAGAAGTGGGCTGTATCGGTTATATCAGTGACAGTGGTGCAATCCTTAACAACAGAACCGTTACGTTCAACGGTACGGAAGGAGACCTATACCTGTACTATATGCTTGCCTACGAGAGTCATTATGAATGGGCACAGGCGTTCCAAAACTACTTGTGTAAACTGACAGACACCACTGCCATGGTTGTGGAATACGAGAAAGAGAACGTGCTTGACACGCAAAACCGCCCCACCATAGAAGCCCTTTCTGCCAAGGGAATGCCTTATTATGTAGTGGTGGCAGACCAGCAGACCTTTGACACATTTGACGGTGACATCGATACGAGCAAGAAATTCAAATGTACACTGTTCTACTATGACCCGAAACGACCATGGAGAAGTTTCAAGGCAATCAAGGTACAATGGAGAAGACAGGGAACAACATCGGCAAAGCGTCCTATCAAGAACGACCGCTTCTATCTTCAGAAAAATGAAGGTTGGGAAGTTACACCTATCTACCCGGACTATGACAACGAAGATGCCCGAATTTCATACGAACTTATGAAAATAGGCTATGTGCGTGTAGGAGAAAATACTATTCCTGTGAAGATTATCACAGTAAAGGTGGACTATTCTGACAGTTCCGGGGCAAACGACTGCGGTGTATGCGACCTGATGAATGCCACTTTCCGTGCTCTTGGCAGTGATTACCTTACTCCGGCACAGCGTGCATTTGACGGCACTTGGACCAAAAGCGATGTCTCGTTGAAAGGATTGCAGATGAACCATTCGACAGCCAATCATCCCATTGCCGCATTCCGTGCGACACAAGAAAGCCTTACCGATGCATGGTTTCACGCCAAAGGAAACTGGAAAGAAGACAAAGGAGAACAGGTTGCGCTTGGTTTTAAAGATACTCCCGGATACAATAAAGGTTGCATCAATTATGGAGACTTTGTAGAATACTTCGGTAAAGAAGGAGAGAATCTTGACCAGATAGAAACTCGTTTCAAGAATGATGGAACAACAAATAAGGATAAACTATATCTTTTATCATTGTATTGCGGACAGGATTATCGCTTTATGGCATATGAGAGAGGTGAATGGACTGCACAAACCGGAGAAATGAAACAGGTTGGTGGCAAATGGCAGATTACCGGGAAAGTACTTAACCCCGTGAGCGGTTACGAACTTCTGACCTATGATGCCATGAACTGGTGGCAGGGAGTGGGAAGTGTTGCCGACATGATGGAGCCGACCACCGCCGAGGCCTCTTGGGTTACCAAACTGAAACTTGGACAGGAAACCTACCCGATGTGGACACGTTACTTCGAGTGTATGATTGACGATGACCAGTTGCAGATAGACCTGGCCATGGGACGGAAAGTGCCGTTCGACCTGTACCAAGTACTTAAATTCTGCGACAGCTGCGACTATGCCAAGAAAGAACTTGCAGGGAAATGGCAGGAGATATGGAAGACGCAAATGTGGAAATACATCAGTCCTTATTCGTTGGTATCATACTACCTGTTTACCGACTACCTTGCCGCTGTTGACCAACAAGCAAAGAATATGCAGCCCATGTTCTTCTTGGAGGACGGATGCAGCGTGAAAGACGGTATATATAGCGGTGTAAACGGCATGGAGGCAAGACGGATGTATTGCAACAAGGTATATGACTGCGACACCTGCAACGGAAAGGATAATGACGGAGGGCAGACCATTGACCCGGAAGTTGACCCCGGCGATTTGACAAACAGTGCATACGCAGGACGAGGTTCTGTGCTGTGGAATGATATAAGAGGACAGCAGACTATGGAAGTTGACCAAAACGGCAATACCATTACCTTGCCGGCCATAGCCGACACCATGCGCTCCCTGCCTGACACGCTCGGTATAGGCGCGGGTCCTTTCTCACCTAAAGGGGCTATGCACTATTTCGTGACAGAACGCCTGAAGAAATGGCAGAAAGTGGTATCAAGCTATGACGGAGAACGCAAGTATATTAAATATACAGGGTACAGCGACCTTTATTTCTATGCCCTGCAAGGCTTGGGTCTAACCTCACTACCGGCATTTATTGAACAACGTTGGCGCATCCGTGACGGCTACTACCGCTGCGGCGACTTCAAGGCGGAGAGTGGTTACATCGGTGGACGTATCGGTGCAAAAGAAGGTGCCGTCATCCGCTTCAAGGCAGCAAAGAGCGGATATTTTGGCATTGGTAACGACAGCGGAAATATCACGGAAGGCATTTACCTTAAAGCCGGAGAAGAAGGTGTTTTCACAAACTTTCAACACGGAGAAAACATTATGCTATACATCTATCAGGCAGACCGAATGAGTATGCTTGATTTGAGTGAAATCAGTATCGACCCCCAATTTGGAAACACATTGCCCAAGATGTCGTTGTTGCAGGAATTGTATGTGGGTGGAGAGTCTCATGGCAATTGGACGATGTCGCCCGGTAACACAGGCTATATGACCAACCTTGATTTGGGTGATATGCCGTTCTTGCGCATTCTTGATGTGCGCAACACAGAAGTGCAGACCGTCAACGCATCGAAGTGTCCGCGTCTGGTTTCCGTATATGCCGACAATACGGGACTTTCTGCCATCACACTGGCTGAAACATCGCCGATAGACAAACTTACGCTTCCGGAAACAATAACGGAACTCGTGCTGAACAACCTGCCCAACCTTACCTATCCCGGTGGACTGACGCTCGGTGGTGTAGCCAAGATAACAAAGATATTTGTCAATGAGTGTCCGTATGTAGATGCCATGACGCTATTGGAACAGATAGTCAATGCGAGTGCGCTAAAGACCGTCCGGATTCCCAATGTGAATGCAACCGCCAGTGTCGGACTGTTGCGTTCCATTAAGGAAAGCGGTGCTATCGGACTTGATGCAAACGGAAATGCTTACGATGAAAAGGAACAGTGCAGCGGTATTACCGGCCGTTGGATATTGAGCGAACTTGTGGAAACAGACGAAATAAATGCGTTTGCTGCCTATTTTCCCCAACTTGAACTTCACAACTCTCAATTCTCCATCGTAAAAATCAGCGATGTTGTGGAGAGTGATTCTTGTGAAAGGTACAGCAATCCGGAAAACAAGACCGGGGCGGATTATGGGAATACCTACATTCCGAGCGGACATATGCTTGCCATACAGAAAGGATGCCATGCCTATAAATGTTCTTACAACACCAAGAAGAACCAAATGGAAGGCGTACAGGTAAGCGATACGGATTTCAACTACCTAAAAGATGGAAGCAGTTTTGATGTGTCCGATTCTGCAGGAGAGGGCTTTGACATATTTTGGCACGCCCCTCATCATTGGTACAAGGGAGTGAATGACTACAAGAACCAGGCGAAATATTACATTCCGTCCGTTACTGAATCCGAACCGCTTTCAACTGCGTTGCATAGCAAAAAGGCGAAGCTGTCAGAGCTGCTATACCGGGAAAATACCGGTGTTTATGCGAATGATGCCGTTATCGGTGAAATTCTTGGTGAGGATGTGATAGCCACCGCATCCAACACCAACAGTTACAGGATGGATGTGAAAGGCATGAAGCAGGTAAGATGGCCGGGATTGAATCATGCGCGCCTCGGAGGTGTCTTCACGGACGAGAACAACCGAGCGATAAGCATATTCATCATGTCTGTCAGCCACACTTATTTTGACTTCTCCATTGGAGATTACATCTTCTGCGATGTGCCAAGCGGTGCAAAGTGGTTTTACTTCACCTCTTTCCGTGACATCGGGGACATTGAGTGCCTGACTGTGGACAGTGACAAAATCGAAGCCATAGAACCTGAATGGACAGAGCATACCGTAGGCGACAATGACAGCCTTATCGGTGTCTATCCAATCACCATAGACGGCTTGAAGATGCCGAGAAGCCTATCCGGCGATGTACGTTCAAAGAAAGGTAACGGAACATCCGTAACCTCAAATGAATGGAAATATGACAGTGAGGGCAATCCGCTTGAAATGCCAATCGGCACATTGAACTACACTGCCAAGGACTTTCAGAATATCTGCCGCATGAGAGGACCGGGCTACCAGTTGCAGGACTACGAGCAGCACAAAGAAGTCAGTAACTTGTGGTGGGCGTTGAATGGGACGACCAATGAACAGTCGGTAGTCGGCAACGGTGTGCATGACGCTATCCTGAACAAACAGGATAACGTTGGTATGGGAGATTCCTATAATGTAGGGAACAACCTTAACTCCATTTTGGGATTAAAGCACTACGTAGGCTGTGATTCCGAATGGATGGACTACATTGCGTTCAATGTCCCGACTTATGAAGATTTTTATAAAGCCAAATGTACGGAGAATGACAGTTCATATCCGATTGATTACACCGCTCATATTTACGACCCTGTTACAAAAACGGAGCGCACAGTCAAGACGGTTGAATCATCCAACGGGAATTGTGTTGTGCGTATCGTACATGGAGCGAAATGTGATGTTCTTCCGAGTCGAGTTCACAAGACAGACACAAGCATGTATGTGACCCATTATGCTGCCGGTTTCTGGATGAGTGGTAGTAGAGGCCGCTGTGTTCTTCGGTCTGGCAACAACTCGAATGCGGACTCCGGTCTCGCTTATGCGAGCGCGAACGGCGCATCTTCGGGCTCGTACGCGAACGACGGTGGTCGGCTCGCCTTCCGCGGAAAATTCGTCATTATAGAATAGAGCGGAACTCGTGAGTTTGTAAAAAGCGTCAGAGGGAGAGCCGTAAGGCTGCTCCCTCTTTCTTTATTCTCGCGAAGCGAGTCGATTATAAATCATTCATGTAAAAAGGCAGCGAAAAGTTTCTTTATATGTAAACTATTTATTACCTTTGCAAAAGGAAATCAAGTTAATAATGGAAACGAGATTCAAAATAGTTTATACAGAAGAAGCTTATGAATTTATCCATTCTTTGCCGGAGAAGGTACAAGATAAAATCGCTTATAATATCTTCAAAAGCAGAGTTGTCATAGACAAAGAACTTTTTAAGAAATTGGAAGGTACGGATATTTGGGAGTTCAGAACGCTTTACAATGGCATCTGTTATCGGCTTTTGGCATTTTGGGATACAGAAGAGGACACTTTGGTAATTGCCACTCACGGCTTTATAAAGAAAACGCAGAAGACCCCATCAAAAGAAATTGATAAGGCAGAGAATATTAGAAAACAGTATTTTAACGATAAAAAGCAGAAGATATGAAACTTTACACTCACGAAGAAATGCTGGACAGCGTAATTGGGGTTAAAGGAACTCCAAGACGTGACGAATATGAAGCAAAGGTTGATGCGTTCTTGATTGGTGAGGCAATCAAACAAGCCCGTGAATCAAGAAACATCACTCAGGAACAGCTTGGCGAAATGATTGGAGTTAAGAAAGCGCAGATTTCTCGCATTGAGAAAGGAAGCAATCTTACCATACAGACAATCAGAAAAGTATTTCGTGCAATGGGAATGAGTATCAACCTTGAAATAGTAGGTTTAGGGAAATTCGCCATTTGATACATAAAGGCAGACAACCCCGCGCGCCGCTGTGTTCTTCGGTCTGGCAACAACTCGAATGCGAACTCCGGTCTCGCTTATGCGAACGCGAACAACGCATCTTCGAACTCGAACACGAACTACGGTGGTCGGCTCAAATTCTGATGGTTAACTAATCGGAGACCCTATACGCCTACGAGTTGGGCAATTATATTCTCCGAGGGGTTCGCGCCTCGGCAAAAGCATTATAATATATTATTTATGGAAAGCCGGAACATATCTTTAACCACAAGTGAGGAGGGTTTCATATCCTCCTCACGGGACTGGAAGGCGGTCTATGATGATACGGACAATTTTATAGGACTGACCGGGGGAACACCTTCGGTCAGTTATCCTTTATACAACCTCATCCCCGAAATAATAACGGAAGAAAACCTATTGTCGTCATTCAAGCGTGTGCTGTCAAACCTCAGCCAATCCTCTACCGAAGCAGAAAAAAGGAACTCTGTCTTAATTGATGGAAAGAAGTACACAGCACGCCAAGTACGATATGTACTCAATCGAGATACCATACTTGCAAAAATGAAAGAACAGATAGGAAATGGAATTTTCCGAGTCAACACGCTAAAATCCTTTGAAACGAAAGACGGTCCTAAAATACGGACAGTCCAAGCCCCTGCTGTCTTTGAAAGGATGGGCAGTAATGCCATTATGGAAATCATAGAGGAAAAACTTACTCCCATTCTGATAGAGACAACTGCAGCTTCCATCAAGGGAAGAGGACCACAAGGCTTGTTTCATGCCATTCAAGCCGCAATGAAAGCAAATCCAAACCTAAAATACTTCTATCAATCAGACTATCAAGGTTACTATGACCATATCGTTCATAGCATATTGATAGACAAAATCAGAAAATACATTGCCGACCCGATTTTGCTGCCGATATTGGAGAATTTTGTCAAAGTGCTATATCCCGATGCAGATGCCGGTATCAGCAAGGGACTTCGTTCCTCCCAGTTTTTCGGCAACCTGTATCTAAATGACCTCGACCATGCAATGATAGAACAGCACGGTGCGGCATATTATTTCCGTTTTTGTGATGACACCTTTATCCTCGGCGAAAGCAAAAAGGAGTTGTGGAGACTAAGGAATTGCCTACATGAAGAAAGTGCCAAACTTGGACTGACCATCAAGCCCAGCGAGAAAGTCGCCCCCATTTCATCCGGCATGGATGCTTTGGGTTATGTGAATTTCGGGGACTATTCCTTGCTAAGGAAACGGACGAAACAGAATGCAGCCAGAAATCTTGCCAAAGTCAAATCACGCAAAAGAAGGCAGGAAATCATAGATTCATTCAAAGGAATGGCTTGCCATGCTGATTGCAAACATTTGTTTTACATATTTGCAAACAAGAAAATGAAGAAATTTTCAGAAATGGGAGTTACATATACTCCTGCTGACGGAAAGAAACGCTTTCCCGGCAAAGTAATGAGATTGAGTGACATCGTAAATATACCAATTGAGATACATGATTTTGAAACGGGTATAGATACCAAAGAAGGAGAAGACCGTTATCTTGTATCTTTCCGCAATCCTACAACCCAAGAATGGGGAAAGTTCTTTACAGCTTCTGTTGAGATGAAAGGCATTCTTGACCAAATCAGCGACATTGAAGATGGTTTCCCATTTGAAACGGTTCTCAAATGCGAGGTATTTGACGGAGGAAAGAGAAAATACAATTTTACCTGATGGTAAAAGGATAACATATTAATCCACTTGGATTCCGCTATTTTTGCCTGAAATCAAAACTCACAAAAATGGAAAAGATTTACGGCACAAAGCAGCGGCAGGATTGTCTTGTGCGTACAGGACGCTCCAAGTGGATATTGTTTTTTGGCTTTTGGAAAGACGATGAAAAGAGTGAAAGCGGTTGGGAATACAGGCATACATTCAACCGCAAGCCTACACTTTCCGAGGTCAAGGAGATTGTCGTGTCCGCTATAAACAAGACAACGGAGGAGAAGATTATAAACGGTTTTGTCTGGAACAAGAAGCAGATATACCTTTCTACCGAGAACCAACTGAACTTTTCCGCTATAGAGCGTAGTGAGAACATCCCTTATCCGCTTACCCTAAAAATCAACGAACAGGAAGATGGCACGCCCATCTATCATACTTTCGAGAATGCAGATGATTTTATTGCGTTCTCCCAATCGGTGTGTGCCTATGTGATAAAGACCGTTCAGGACGGATGGAGGGAAAAAGACAGTGTGGATTGGACTATGTTTAATTTAAAATAGCGATGACAATGAAAAAGTTTATTGATTGGCTCGGAATGAGCAACAGGTGGAAACACCTCATTGGAGGACTGATTATCGGCATTTTTGCATTCGGTTGGTTTACTGCAATGTATGCCGGAGTATTGGCAGCAACTGCATTGGAGTACAAAGACAAGGCGCATGGCAGCAAATGGGATTGGATTGATTTCGGTTTAACGATAGCCGGAGTTTGTTTGGGATGTTTAATTGGAGGAACTTTGATATGGAGCAATTAAGCACGATTATCCAAGTTATCGGTTCTCTCATCACATTGGTGATATTGCCCTTACTATTGATTAAAAGCAAGACAAAAAAAGCAGATTCCGAGGCAGAGAAAGCTGAGGCGGACAACATCACAGCTTATGCTGCGGAGTGGAAAGAATTGTACGAGAAGAAAGAAAAGCGGGTTGCCGAACTGGACGCAAAGATTGACCACCTTTATATTGATATAACCAAATATCGCGACACTATCCGCGAACTAAGTGAAAAGAACAGCGAACTTGCCGTTCAGAATCAGGCACTGGAATTCCGAAAATGTAACAAACATGGTTGTGCAGACCGAATTCCGCCAAGCGAATACTAACCCAATAAATTACCAAGCATGAAAATATTGATTGACAACGGACATGGCGAGAATACTCCGGGAAAGCGTAGCCCTGACGGTAAGTTCAGAGAATACAGCTACGCACGAGAAATAGCAAAAAGCATCGAGGGAGAGTTGAAATTTTTAGGCATTGATGCGGAGCGCATTGTAACCGAAAACGAAGACATATCCCTTGAAGAACGAGTAAGGCGTGTGAATGAGATTTGCGGACGTTTTGGCGCAGAGAATGTGGTGCTTGTTTCCATTCATTGCAACGCATCGAAAAACGGTGAATGGGGAAAGGCTCGTGGTTGGAGTGCCTACACAAGCAAAGGCAAAACCAAGAGTGATGAACTTGCCACCATGCTGTATGCCGAAGCGGAAAAGAATTTTGCCGGACTTACAATCCGTAAGGATTTATCGGACGGTGACCCTGACTGGGAAGAGGCTTTCTATATCCTACGCAAAACAAAATGCCCCGCCGTCCTTACGGAAAACTTTTTCATGGACAATGAACAGGATGTAGCTTACCTTATTTCAGACAAGGGGCGTGATGCTATTGTGCGAACTCACGTTGCAGCATTGACGGATTGGGATTACAAGTATGGAAAGGACTAAAAACATATTGTTGTGCGTGCTATTGGTATTGCTTATCTGCTCTGTTCTTTGGAATGGGGGCAAGGGGTTGAACGGGCACAAGGAGAAATCAGCGGTGCCGGACACGGTCAGGGTGACGGTGTATGACACGATTCCTTACTATACGCCTATTCCTAAAGCGGCCTTGCCATTGGGAAATATAATCGCAAGATTGCCGGTAAGCGTTCCCAAATTAACCGAAATACCCACAAAAACGCCCGATTTTGTTCCCAACACGCAGGATAGTTTAGGAAATTTCGGCAAAAGCGTTCCAGATAGTGCGGACGTGTTTATACCGATTACGCAGAAAGTGTATGAGGATAGCACCTATACAGCATATGTGAGCGGGTACAATGCAAGTCTTGACAGCCTGATATTACGTATGCCGCACGAAACCATGACCATAACCAAACGCCCGAAGCCAAAGCGATGGAGCATCGGCATACAGGTGGGCTACGGGATGACTTTGGGAGGAACGCCACAGTTCGGCCCCTACGTTGGTGTGGGTATATCATGTAATCTATTTAGTTTTTGAATATGGAAATAGTATTGACAATAAATAAAGAAACCGTGTACGAGGAAGTGGCAAAGACTACGGAATACACAGGGGCAAAGATGGACGATGAACATGCCTACGAAACCATTTCGACCACCGAAGAGGATAAATCCATCCTTGAACGATTTTGGAACGAGTGCAAGAATATGATTTGCAACAGTTTGAAAAAGGTACTTATATCGGAGGAAGAAACGAACGGTGAGTATTCTTTGACATTAGGTCTGTCAACAGCATTCGATGACAGTTTGACTGCCAGTATGCAACGCAGCCTATTTTCATTCTTCGTGATGAACATTACGGCCAAATGGTACACATTTACCAATAAGAGTGAAGCAACCGGATATGCTTCGGAAGCCGCCACCTATTTGGAAGACATCATGCGCAAGGCGTTTTTCAAGAAAAAGCCAATGCGCCCTACATACGATACGAGTAACAATTAAATAAATGTATTATGGCAGAGAATAAAAAGACATTGACCGTCACGCAACAAGTCAAAGAACTTATCTATGACATTCAGAATAAGGCATACTTGACAGGACAGGCACGAGAGGCAGAAGGCAAAAAGACATACGAAGCTGCCTCGAACATGCAAGCAAGTGATGATGATGAGAACAGCTACCAAATCCGCCGTTCCTTGGCCAACGCTTTCTCGGCTTTGAAAAGTCTGCTCGGAGAGTATCTGTCGGAAGACAAAACCACGAGCGATAACCTAATTGCCGAACAGATTGACAATGACGGAGTGCTTGAACTTTCGTTTGAGCTGCCAAGCAACTACAACAACTCATCGGCAGACGCATTGGGAAACGGCATACATTCTTACCTTGTGGACATGGCTCTTGGAGATTGGTTCGCCATTACAAACAAGGAGGATGCAGAAACCTATATTTCCCATTCAGGAGTATCGTTAGAGAATGTGAAGCGTGCTTTGTATAAACGCAGTCGCCCTGAACGCCCTACATATAGTTGATAATGTATTGCTGTAGTGATAATCAGCTACAGACTAAATCTGTAACGCTGACATTCAAACGGTCGGAACTGATATATGATGCCGAGAACTATTCGTTTGTTGAGGGCGACATCATGAAAACAGACGATGTACACGCCCGGCATCAGGTATTCGACATCGGTCAGAAAGGAAATATCAACCGGGTAACAAGGGTACTGAATCTTGCCCATGCCGAATGTGTGGAAATGCTTTTTCCCTATACAAAAACGGAAATAGGCGAGACGCAAGAAAATTTCGATAATGTACTGACTGCTCCTGAAGCATACGATATTGTACTGAATTTGCCAGTTGGCTTTTCAATGACGACCGTGCAGTTGCTAAATCATCTGATACATGAATATCTTGTATGCAGAGTGCTTGCCGATTGGATGAGCATCACCAATCCAGGTAGTCAAGCGAATTGGGAGGGGAAATTCAAAGAACTGAAAAGCAAGATACAGACATCGCTTGTATCAAGGAAAGGCAAGATAAGACGGAAATGCAAGCCGTTTTAATAGACAAGAGCCGAGGTGCATCACGCATCCCGGCTATTTCTCCTTTATAAACAATCTGTTTTACCTGAAAACTATCGTACTTGGTTTGTCATACGCGGCTCGAACGCCACGGTACATCCGTATATGCTTTCCGCTTTATCAAAACGGCAGACAAGAGCAAGACGGTAGGCTTTATAGGGTGTCCCCCGGAAGCCTCGCATATTTTTATCCACGCTGCTCCATACAACGTGCCAATGCATGAGGTCGTTTGAACCATACAGCACCTGCCGGATATGGGTCGAGTGGAACATACCACGCTGTATGATAGTATTTATAGTCTTGAACGAATCGGGTGCATCCATCTTGAACGGACGAGTAATAATTAGAGCTGTTATATTCTCAGCATTAGACTTGGAGAAATCGACCAATCTCGAACCTTCTGCCATGGCAAATGCTTCGGGATAGGAATTGACATTAGCCACAATATCGGAATACATCATACCCCACAATTTCGACTTCAAAGAGAAAACATAAGCATAACGCACTGCACTGTTATATACGATGATGTGTTGGTGGGTATAGTCATACACCATACGGCAACCTCGTAGAAATTCGTTGAACGGCAACAGCGTGATGTCTGCGAGTGTTATCTTTTCGCTTTCATCGGATTTTTCGTTGAAGATGTTTATCAACGCATCAGACTTAGGCAGGTCGGCAATGCTGAACAAATCCTCCGTATTCAGGATGTCGGATATACATTGTGTGGACGAGCCGCTGATGTGCATAATACCTCTATCGGTAGCAAACAGGACGGCAGTGTCAATCTGGGTAATGCTGTCGGGATTGATGACCACATCACGAGTAATCGGTTGTTTGGCAGAGTATGTTCCTGTAGCAGACACTTCCAATGCCCATACTCCTTCCGTAGTAAAGGCATAAAGAGGAAACTGTCCAAACTGACCTTCAGACAATGCTTTCACAGCAGCGCAAATGCCGAGAATAGTTCCTGTTCCAACCGTATTGATGCCGAGTACCGGAAAATGAAACGGGTTGTTCACTTCCGATGTATATATTTTGTTGGGCAAATCAATGATTCTTTCCGCCAATGGGCTTGTAGTAGGATAGCTGCTACTACCTTCTTTCGGATTTTCCCAACCGGCAAAATAGAAAGAACCATTGAGGAATTTATGTTGTTCCAACGTGACCTCATAATACATAGGAACGCCATAATGAGTTACAATGACTGCTTTATATGCGTTTATATTGGGATAGAACAAAAATAAGAAAGGAGGACTATAAAATGAAACCTGATATGATTCTCCACTAACCACAATGTCCCGGCCATCCTGCTTTATGTAAAAGTAAACGGTCGCCCCCATCGTCCCATCCATTTGAGTAGGTGGCATTCCATTCCAGATTGCGACATAACCATTGGTATATGGTATCATTGCCCCAATATTATATAAGTCATATAGTTCTTTCCTGATATTGGCAAGATTGAGCCTTGAGTTATACACAAATGAATAATTAGGCAACAATTTATCATGGCTATCATAATCGTCCGTCATAACCTCACGAGTGACAAGTGACTGCAAATAGTCTTCCTCAACAACCAATTTTGTCCGTGCCGTTGTAAGCTGCTCTACAGGAATACTCTCAAGTAAATAGAACTGTGATGTGGAGCGAATATCCTCTTTGACATCATCAATGCTCCTACGAGGAATCATCAAACGTCCGGCAGGATATGTCAATCCGTTCGGGTCAAAAGTAAAAGCATACAGTTTATTGAATGTATGACGCTGATAACGAAGAGGGTATTTTGAAGTTGATGCAGCCTGATTGGTATGCTTGCATACGCAATAAGAATTATAACTTTCTGATTGAGCAAACCGTGTGCATTTCCCGTTTTGGTCGTATGTATAAATCGGTTTTGAAACAAAAACATCTACCGAGCGAACAATATCTCTCCAATTCTTAATCATTTCAAGCCGTGAATTATGAATGACTGCATAGTCAAGGTCGTGTAGCATTCCGCATACACGCAGCTGTGCATCCGTATATTTCCCCTTTCCTGTTAGGTGCGTCCAAAAAACCTGCGGTGCGAGGTCAGATGAAGCAATCATCAGAATAGGGGCAGAATGCATTGTCAAAGTTCCATCGTATAGGCGATAGGCGTATCGGACAAAGAATGGGAAAAGGAATTTTCCTTTATTGGTTGACCTCTCTGCAATAAACTTGTTTACATGTGCAAGTACTTGGTCTGTTATTCGTGTTTTATTACTATCTGAAAATTCATTCCAAATACTACCTTCGTTAATGGCATCAAATGATATGGAGAACTCATCCGTGCGAACCATTTCCCCTTGCAAACCAAATGACAAAGGGCATTCGGGAATTTTAGTACCGAGGTACAAATACCCATCGTCATTTCCTTTCCATAGGAAATAATGCATACCATCTTCCGACAAAACGAGAAGTGTGTTTCCAATGGCATTTATTTGGTATATCTCTTTGAATGTACGAAGAGATACCTGTTCATGCTCATCTGTGCCGTCCCACCAACTAATCGCATTGTTTTTGAAGATGATGTAATGTTTTATGTTTGCCGTTTCATGGATATACATGACAGATGCCCCACTTTCAAGCCGGAACACCTCAGATGGTGGCAATATAGATTTAAGTGAACCATCTTCGGGAATAACGCCTATTGATGTTGCCAAATCTCCGTCCGGACATGCGTAGTCGGACGGATTGGCGGTATAACCATTGTATTTAATCTCTTTAATCATATCACAATATGTATTTAATTATAATCGGCAATGCTTTCCCGTAGTGTTGCAATTCTACAGGAGTCCCACAACACAACCGTACCTTTCCACTTCCTCCGCACCTTGTAATTATGTAACGGCAGAGCATCACGGATGAGGCTATACAATGATTTCCGTTCTTATTGGAACGGAATACCATCCCCTCGTGCCTACCGACAACCGGCACACGGTGCTTGACATACAGATATATTTCACCCTGTCCGTCCATTATATCAATTACATCACCATGTGACAATTCCAATAACTTGAACACTCTGGCAGATATATTGATACGTCCATTGTCGTGGAAAGTAATATCAGCCTTTCGTGTATTTCCTAATATGCTTTGCATGGGGTCGTTCTATTTGATAGTAAACTTTACCCTGCCCTGTACGGCATACGGAAACGGATAATTTGACACACTGTGAAGCATTTAATCCGTATGTATATAAGATTTGCCCAACAGACGGACAGAGTGTTTCAAAACCGATACAACGGTATTTCCCATTGTACTGAATATTGCACATTTGCGTAGGTTGCTCGATGCTTGGGTTTGTCATGAACCCGAAGCATCCTGAATCCGTAATTTTAAACACAAACACGCGAGCCTCATCACTCCCAAAGGCTTCGTTCTTGATATGATTGAACAACACTTTTGAGAGTGTTACAGAGTTGTCGGCAGGGTCGGCAATGACGTAGTACCGAAGTGACTGCCACCATTTTTTTACTTTCTTGAAAATCATAGCTCAAAGATAAATAGTGAACGATGCGCGGATAGTTTAACTTTTAACTGTCGCTTCCAAACTGACTTTTCGGGAACGGAACGAAATAGTTTCGATATACCGGAATGACAGAGTTGTTTCAATTTCATCCCGATGCCGCTCAGCAGCTTCTTTTGTAGCGAAGATGTAGGAACAAATTTCTTGTTTTGTTGTACCTCTTGTTGCTATTATATTTGCATAATACTTTCGTCCGAGTAAAAATGCCATAATTTCCTTTAATACTGTAGAATACATAACTTTTCGATTTTAATCATTGAATAATTTAGTCTGCTTGGGCTGTTTTATACCAATAATGTTATTCACACGCTCAATCTCTTTGTCAATCTCGGCTTCGAGAGCCTTGCTGTTCCGTAGGGCTGTTTGGTTGCGTGTCTTGAAATACTCATTTTGAGCCTTACGCATAAGGGCAACCTTCGTGAAGAATGTTTTAGCGTCCATATCAAGCGGCTTTTTTGAAATGTTCTTTGAGTTTTGCACAAAGGGACTCACACCAACGACGTGCGATAGTAACCTCAACAGCATTGCCGATGTATTTCTTTTGCTCCGCTTGTGTCCCTACCAACACATAATTTTCGGGGAGTCCCATAATCTTTTTAAGTTCGGGAACTTTGAGCATACGCATCTTTATGTCTATAATGCCGTATAGTGCCATAAATTCCTTTATTTTAGCCGTCATTGGGCTGTCGGTGTCATACACTATCACATCTACATCGCCACTCTCCGTAGCAATCAAATATGGTGGCATTTTATCCATTCGAGCGATGAGCGTGAAGCATGGTTTATCGACAGAGCCTCCTGCTGACTTGTATTGTGGGTTTAGAAGATAATGCCTCTTAACAGACACAAGGTTGAACTTCGGATTTGTAGTAACTGTATTGGCAGGGTCTTCTACTGATGAGGCTTTGCCGTTGCCGTACTGCATATCAATAAACCGCTCTGTCTGTATAAGCGAAAGGCGGTCCTTTGTTGTTAGCGTTGGTGAAGCATCATCAACAGAATGGTTATGCCCATTACCATAATACGCTGATATAAATGCGTGGTGGTCTTTGCAGGTAATTGTTCCTGCAGGAGCATCAACAGACACATTCTTGCTCATCGGGTCGCCGCTGAACTGTTTTGACAGGAACGTAACCTTTGCCAATCCGAGGCGATTTTGTGTAGCAACAGTAGGGCAAGGTTCATCAATGGACGGAGGTATATGCTTTCCTGTTCTTTTATTAACGGAATTGTACTTGACAAGAAACGCATCTTTGCCACCTGCAACAAACTTTATCAACCCAGCATATATACGCTCCAATGTAGCCTCAACAAGCGGTTTCTTACGTCCAAAGATGCTATCTCCCTCATCATCGAAGTCAAGGCACTCACGTACAGGTCTCCACTTTTCTAATGAGCCAAATAGCGATGTTGCACCCTCCTTGCTGTGGGTGGCTTCGGGGAACGTGATAGGCAAACCTTTCTTGGCAAAGATACCAAAGAAGCGTTTGCGTGAGGTGTACGCGCCATAATCGGCAGCATTGAGTATGCGGAAATCAAAGTTATAGCCGTACTTCTTCACATTGCGTACCCAACGTGTGTAACTCTTGCCCTTATCCATTGAAACAGGCTTACCGTTTTCGTCCACATCGCCCCACGACATAAACTCCTCTACATTCTCTATCTGAATATAATCGGGATTGATAGCCTCGATATAACGGAAAAGGTGTTCTGCGAGTGTGCGACTATCTGCATCACGAGGCATACCGCCCTTCGCCTTACTGAAATTTGTACACTCCAACGATGCCCATAGAACGACCAACGCATCGGGATACTGACTGCGACAGCTTTGCAGATGCTTTACAAGTGGCGATAGTTCGAGAGTACGAATATCCTCCGTAAAGTGCATCGCTTCAGGGTGATTGGCGGCGTGTGAGGCAATAGCGTTCTTGTCGTGATTAACACAGGCAATAACAGTAGCACATTGTTCGCCAGATATTCGTGCAGAATTGACACCCGTAGATGTTCCTCCTGCCCCACAAAACAAGTCAATGTATAATAAGTTCATAATAAATAATCTTTATTAAAGTGTCCGTTGTCAATCAGCCAATCAATCATGGAAACACAGTTCTCAAATATATTAGGATTAGTAGTGAAATGATACTGTCCTTTATATTGAGTGTCATAGTACACGATTAACGGAGGTTCAATCATAAGTTGCACATTCTCTTCTTCGTCAATGTATTGTGGCAATAACTCTAATAACCGGCTAAGACTCCATGCAGGAACATCCTCACCCCACAAACTATCAAATATTTGTTCACCGGTCATCGGTGTGCCATCTTGGTGTTTATGGAATGGACTTTTGAGCTTGGCTATTCTTTGGGGTGTCCAAAACTCACCTCTCATTGTAGGCGGCTTGGTTTTCAGTTCCCACTCTAAAGCAGGAACTCTACTCTTTGTGTAATGATACACCATATCTGCCGTTTCAGGCTTCAGTTCCAAAGCGAGCAATCTTTCCGACTGCTCACGTGTGGTACATATCTGTGATTTAAATTTCATTGTTCTTGTCTTGATTATTAGTTAAAACTGATTGTTACATAGCGATAGAACCGAATGTATCCGAAACAATAAGAGGGATTCTCTGTATTATCATCTATTTCAATTCTCACGTTATAGCCTTTCATCCGTAAAAAACGAGCGGCTATTTCATCGGCTGTGTATCGCTTTTCATGAACATCCCAAAAGCTGCACTTCATTGCTGTTTGAGGAGCACCTTGTTTCAGAATCTTCTTAAAGGCTCTGATGGTTCGTATAATTTTTTTTCTGTTCATAGGTTCTCCTTTGTCATTCTTTACCTCCACTAAATGTTACGATGACTTTCATTTCTCGCCTCCTTTCATAAAACAAATCCAGTGTGTATTGCTTCGCTTGCCGGATATATGTCCAAATATTGGCTTCTCCGGTGTGAGTTTCAGTATTTCCGATACCTTTATATCAGTTTCGTTCCATTTGAAAATCAGAAAACCGCCCGTCTTCAATACACGGAAACATTCTGCAAACCCTTTAGATAGCATATCTTTCCAATCTGAATAGAGTGAGCCATATTTTATTTGCTGATAACCGGTTGGATTTGATTTTTCGTTTAGACCGCCATACATATCTGCCATTTTTGATTTACCGACATTTCTCAATAGATGTGGAGGGTCAAATACAACCATAGAAAATGTTTCATCTTCGTATGGCATATTTGTAAAATCTGCTTGTACATCCGGTTTTACTTCAAACAATCGTCCATCACATAAGTGGGTGGATATGTTTCGTATGTCTTGGAATAAGACCCTTTCGTCATTTTTATCGTAGTAGAACATTTTTCCACCACAACAAGCATCAAGTATTGATTTCATTCCTCACCTCCTTTCAATAGTTCGGGGTTATTGTTATTTCTATAAGTCTTTTCAAAGTGAGGACACTGTTTAAGATTCTCTTTGTAGGCAGGTGGTATCCACCATAGCGGTACATCGGGAGGGTCAGGCAAATATCTTTTGCACTCGTTTCGGATGGGGCAGGTAACGCCCGAACAGTAACTGTAATCTTTGTTCATAGTTCCTATTTGTTTGATTTTAATTTCCTGAATGATTGTTCCGTACTGAAATTTACGATATGCATCATTTCACGGAATCGGTCAGCAATACGTTCATCGTAGTAAGTGGCAATCTCGGTAGCAGAAAGATTAGATGACACCAAAGTGCAGAATTGTTCCTCATAACGATAAGAGATAATATCCATAGCCGCTGTAACGAAGTCGCCATAGTGAATGCTCTCCTTGGGTTCTTGCCCAAGGTCATCAATCGCCAGTATCTCAATGCTGCGTAATTTTTTGTACCGGTACACCTCACTCTCGTTCTCACGAGTGGGATTGTTGTATGCCTTGGCAAGCAGTACAAGGTCTTTCGCAGTGATGAAGGTATAGCCACGTGCGGGATAATCATCCTGCCTACTGGTATATGACTCATCGCTACGCAAGTAGTTTGTGAGATTTTGCAAGGCACGGAGAATGGTTGTCTTTCCATTACCGGCTCCACCGCAAAGGAACAGTCCGAATGTTGAATCTTTTGATGTCAGCCATTGTGAAATGTCCCAAAGATGTTTCTTGTATTCGTCAGTAACAACGAACTCCCGATGCCTATTAACAACCTCCACTTGACAAGCTGCATAGAGCATTGCATAAACCTGTTTGGCGGTATATGGCAGTCTAAAACGAGTCGCCGTACGTTTTCTGCTCATCAGCCGAGAGAACATTGCCTCTACGCTGATTTCGTCCTGTGCTTCTATCTTTATCATCTTTCGTCTTGTTTTTATTCACTATTCGTAACCATGAATTGAAATGCTGTTTAGCATCCTGCAATGATTGATGTCCTCTCTCTTTTCCATCCGCCAGACATTGCACCCGAAAATCATCCAATCTGTTGCGGAGCATAGAAATTTCCATGTGATGAATGACCTGTAATTGGTCAAGCCAACATTCATCGCCTTTCAGTTCTTCAATTTCTTGGTCAAGCATAAGTGAATATGGTTCATAATGGGGTTGTGTGTCTTGTTGGGCAGTAGCAGTATTCATCGGTTTCTGTTGTTTTGCCTTGCTGCTTCGAGTTTTTTTCTCTTTTGATTCAAGCAGACAATAATCAGTAATGTCACATACCCTGCGGCATTGAATACAGATACGACTATACCGTTCTTGAATACCTTTTGATGTAAGTACTCCTTCCGCATCGAACAGTCCTTTTGAAAACAACCCCAGTGTCAGGCAGGTTTTGATTACTTCCGATATATATGCCTCCTCAAATCCCGTCAGTTCCGAGCAAATGAAAGGCAACTCTTTATCCCACTTCATATAATACCCATTCTTGTAGATATTACAGAGCAGCAGAGCATATACCGTTATGGATTTTCCACCTTGATACTTGATTAGTTTCCTTATTTTAAGGTCGTTGAATATATCTATGTCCATCGGGAAATAGTCAAGACCTTTCTTTATAGTCCGTGCCATAGGCGACATATCAATTAATATTCGTTTTTTAAGTAGTCGTCCACCTCTCGTTTGAAATCGTCAAAGGAGCGACACACCACATATTTGTATTCCTCATTGAAGCATACAGTCTTTTGCCATTTCTTTTGGCACTCGCTCTGTCTGCCTTTGATGGTTTTCATTTCGATGAGCAATGCTCCGTAATCACGGTTGCTCTTTAACAGGATGAGGTCTGCTACCCCTGCCACAACACCCTCTGCCCTGAGTTTTGCAGCCGTGACAGCATCCCGTCTACCGCCGTTGGGAACAGCGAACAACCTGCCGTCAAGTCGTGGATATTGGAGGGAAAACCACCGTACACATGTACATTGTATGCGATGTTCTTCATCCGATGGGCGTTTACGATGCCCGGATTCCTTTTTCATCCGGGACATCATTTCATCAAAAGTTGTTTTCTTCATAGCTGTATTTTTACATATATGCCATTGAAAACTCACGTGGAATAAAACGCCCCACAGGAATAGCCTTTACAGCTTCGATTGCTGTATGAATTTCCCTTTTATTATAGACATGCCCATGTTTGATAGCATTCTTTTCACATTCATCCTCCTTAACTTTGAGATAATGAGAAATAAGCATCATAGCTCTATCAACGTTGAATGTATGTACAACGAATGTTTGTTCATGCTGTTCTTCATCAAAAGTGATGGTCGTTTCTATTTGGTAGAACTTATTGTCTTCCGGCTTGGATTCCTCACACTCTTCAGTACCAACTTTCTCAACATATTCATCCATTGATATTTCATTTTTTAAATATGCAATGGAAGCATCATCGGCTGTAAACTCTTTCAGGTTATCAGTAATGATAATACAAGAATCAAATTCTTTTGCCATTATGATTCTGAATCCGTTCTTGTAATTCAATTCGATGTAGTCTTTTAATATATCAAGTGCATTATAAAGACATATTGCGTATAACAGGAATTTGTGTTTCTTGTCTCCTATCTCAACTTGAGATATAAAAGGATGCATAAAATTATTTTCAAGTTCAAAAGCCAATCTGTTCTGATTGCTGACTTCCACTTCCTTGATACCGTCAGCTTCCATACTGAAACGTATTTTCGCAAGAATATCTTGGTCTATGAGTGTGCCACGCTCAAACAATACTTCATTCCGTTCAATATTGACTGTTTCGCCAGTGTCTTCGTCAATAAAAGATTCCTCCCATGTCTTAATAACTCGTTTGGCAAGGTATTTATTTAACATTTTTGATGGGTCGGAAGTTACGTAGCGTATTTCATTCTTTCTTGTTTCTACCATACTACTAATTATTTTTTATTCATACGTTCTTTTAAATCTTTGCTTAACACGAGTTTGGCGGAATGTTGAGCCGGAATAGTAACAGCCGTTCCTTTGTTGATATTACGAGCCTTTTTAGGGGCTGTAACAATCGCCTTGATGGTAGCGAAACCACGGATAAACACACTTTCGCCTTTGATGAGTGAATGGCTTATAGCCTCTATCACGCTGTCGGTAGCGTTAATTGCCTGTGAACGACTCAAAGTCGTGTTGTTGACGATATAATCAACGATGTCAGTCTTTGTCATTTTGATTTTGAATTAGAATTGAATAATTTGTTTTGTAATTTATTTATCAGTCTTCTGATAACCCATGCCCGGCACGTGTTGCGTTGTCCGGGGAGAGTGTCATATACCTTGGCAGCGTCATCGAGATACTTGATAATCTTCTGCATATCTGTTTTACAAATCTCCATCACCCCGAAGTGTTTAAGAATGATTTTACCAACTCATTGAAATACATTTCATCGGTTGGGATTTCATCATCAGCATTCATAATCTCGTTGGCAATGGATTTTTTGCGATGGATGAGGCGGTATATCGTATGGTCGATAGTGCCACGACCAAGCAGATAGTAACAGGTTACATTATCTTTCTGTCCGATACGGTGCGCCCTGTCCTCACATTGACAACAATCAGCATATGTCCAAGCCAGTTCAATGAATGCCACATCGGACGCTGCGGTCAGCGTAAGTCCGACACCGGCGGCTTTGATAGAACAGATGATGAGCTGCACATTTGGATTGTTCTGAAAAGCGTCAACCGAAGCCTGTTTGTTTATCGCACTGTCACGCCCTGTAACCGTGACGGCACGGGGGAATACCTTTTGCAATTCATCCACAATCTCGTGTAGCGAACAGAATACAATGAGTTTCTTTCCACTATCAAGGAATGTTCGGATAAAATCAACCGCCTGTGCAATCTTTCCTTTTGTGGCCAAGGAGCGCAAAGTCATAAACTTGACAAGAGCCTCCATGCGCATTTTACGGCGTATTTCCCAATCAGTACACTCTGTGTATTCCTGCAAGTAAGCGGCAAGGTCTTCGGCTGCAAGATTATATTCCTTGTCGTTTGAAATCTCAATATATAAATCCACCCTTGTCTTATCAGGCAATTGGGGAAGCACTTTTGCTTTCTCTCTGCGTATCATACATGTATCGTATAACTGTCTTGACAGTTCTGAAAGAGGAACAGCAGGTTCGGCAGTCTTGTCTTTAGGGTCGGTACAATAATCAGCCATGAACTTGGCACGCCCACCGAACTCGCCCAAACGGTTCATGATGGACAACTGCGCGATTAAATCTTCGGGACGGTTAACCACTGGAGTACCTGAAAGGAGAATGCACCAGTCCTTGCCTACGGACAACCCTTTTGTGAAGATTGTCTGTTGTGCTGACGGGTCTTTGACACGATGGCTTTCATCTATGATTATGGACTTGAACGCCTGTATCTGCGGATTGAAAACAACATCCTTCAACCGAAACTGCTTTCCTCCTCGGATGTCCCATACAAAGAACTTACGCAGGCTTTCATAATTGACTATGGCGACCTGATGAACTCCCATTGAGAGAAGATAACCCCAAGTTGTACGCACATTGTTGTCAAGCACAAGGGCTGATTTGTCCGTGAACTTTTCGAACTCGCGCTGCCAATTGATTTTCAATGATGAAGGACAAATGACAAGGCATGGATAAGCATTGGCAGTATCGACAATGCCAATAGACTGCAAAGTCTTTCCCAAACCCGGCTCATCACCGATGATTATGCGCTTATGCTCTAACCCGAAGCAGATTCCCTCACGCTGATACTCGTAAGGTTCGACACGAAGGTTATGTTTCAGTATGTTGCTCATTATTTAAAGTTCTCTATCTCTGTTATTAAATCCTGTTTGTCTATTCCTTTTATGTACTTGAACAGTACGAGGTCGATGCACTCTCAAATTCGTGCTGCTCCATAGCGGCAAAAGAAATTGAAAGGTATTCTATCTCATGCTCTCCGTATTCGTTGATTGTATTGGTGAAATATCCTAAATCACGTTTGAACCGACGCAGCATATCGTATTCGTTGCGTATGTTCCATTTTTCAACCAAAGGGAGCGGAAGATTGTCGAACGTGAGCCGAACCAGTGCAAAGAACTTTTTATGATGCTCGTAGTTTCGAGGGTTACTCACTTTGCACCTGACAACAGAACCGACACGAAGCCGTTTCTTCAAATCAAGGTCGCTGTCGTGGAGCGGCACAAGACCGCAAGGGGTTACTTTGCAGAATATATCCATAAGTTTAAGTTTGAGGGGTTAGACACCAAAACTGGAATGCCAGTTCTTCATATTTCTCTCGTCCACGTCTGTAAACCTCATCGTAACGGTTGATGAATTTTTTAAACACACGGCAGTTCTTCTTACTGATAGCGTAGATAAAATCATGGTCGGAATGAGCGATGTCCATATACCAGGCACGGCTTCTATCCCAATCGAAGAAATCAACTGCTTCCTCAAACTGCTGCTCAGTAGAGGCAAATGTAGTTTTAAGGTCTCCACCAAACGAACCGAGCCACCAATCCCATTTGCACCGGGTATCAAGAGAGAACTGAAAATCGCAATATGTGAATGGTTGTGACCTATTGACCATGAACCGTTGCGTTTCAGCACATTCAAGAACCTTGGCGAGAAATGCATCTTTACGTGCCTCCATACGGAGGGATTTATGCATTTCCTGTGCGTGACGGAACTCGTCATCAGTATATTGCACATCATCTACCGTAAGGTGATAATAGTCCACCCGAGCCGGTTCCGTGATAATCGCATCAACCAGAGAACCAAACCGAAACGCAGCCTCCTTATCTCCGTATTGCATACGTGGGTGCAGAATGTTTTTCAGTTCAGTGAGGTCAGAGTTGCTGACCTCACTTCTGCTGTAATATGTATCCGGGTTACTCATAATAGTCATCGTAATCGGGTTCGTAGTCTTCTTCGTATTCAATTTCACCGATACCACCGCACACTTCACAGGCTTCTTTTTCGCCCCGGCAATAGTGTTGTCTCTTGGCTTCGGCCACTTCTTCTGTTTCGGGCAGACAAAGCCACGCTTCTTCAGTGCATTCTGTTTCCTTGTCTGTTTCAATATTATAGGCATACCAATGATAACCTTTGCCGTTACAGGATTCACACTTAACCATATTAGGTTCTTTCTCGTTCCACGGGGCACGTGGGTCATACTCTGCTCCGGGTGGGTAATATCCGCTTTCGCACATAATTACTTGGCTTTTACATCTTCGACATACTCTACACTCTCATCACTGATAAACACTCCCTCTTTGGCAAGTTTCTCACAGAATGCAATCTGCTTCTTGAACATTTTGGAGAGTTCATCCACTGAAAGCTGACATCCCTCTTTGCTCCACCACATGGAGAGTATCGGCATGATACCTTCAGGATTGAGGAGATTGATTTTTTGGGCAACTTTCACCTTGGGCTGATAGCCTTGCTGCATGACGGATTGCTGACCGAACAGTGTTTCCATTTCGGACTGATGACGTGCCATTTCCGTTTTTTGCTTTTCTTCCTCTTCCTTGCGTTTGCGCTCGGCTTCCTTTTCCTCTGCCTCCTTGCGCTGACGGGCTTCCATATCAGCCTTGATACGTGCAGCTTCGGCGGCATCCGCTTGCGCAATACGTTCAAGATTTGCTTTCTTGGAGGGCAGACGGTCCAGGATGAAATCCTTATTGTCCTGTACTTCGCATGAATACATTTCCTTGAATTTCTTGGCAAGACGTTCTTTCGTTTCAATCTCCACCTTGCGCAGCTCATCTACCGACACTCCGGCTGGAATGCGGATAAGTGTATGAAGATTAAACAGCCAATCCGCAGGTAATTCTGTAGCATAGTCCTTTACCGAATCGTACACTGTCTGATAGTTATTGAGTGTCACGCTATTGTCCTGCTGGCTGAGCCAGTTGATTGTCTGATTGAGGAATGCCGTGAATTGCGCATTGAAATCATCCTCAATGTCCTGCTTCATTTTGGTACGGGCCGCTTCCGCCTGTTGGCGTTCATATTCTTTGCGGCGGCGTTCTTCCTCTTCAGCACGTTTCTTTGCTGCATACTGGTTGCGGAGCTGCTGCAACTTGAATGGAATCGTATCGACTTTAGTCGGGTCTATGGCATTCTCCATTACCGTGAACTCACGGCGTATATCGTCAAAGAGTTTGGTTACAGGTGAACGGCGTTCGTTCATCTTGCGGACAGTCTTACGTGCTTTCTCAATGAAAACTGCAGCCTGTTGGTCGAGTTCGTCTGTCATGCCCTGTGTCTGTATTGTTTCAAGGAGGACTTGTCCCGCTCTCGTACAATTGTCACGAGAGAGTTTGTTGTCTTGATATGATTGAGGAGCAGCAGATACGATGGTCTGAATGTTCTCCTGCTTTATGATTGCCAATTGGCTTTCGCCGAATGTTGTTTCCTGTGACATAGTGGTAGAGGTTTAGAAAGTATCATCACCATCGTTATCTGATTGCTGTGCAGGGTCGATGGTTACTCCTGCAGACATATCCGGTGCCGGTGCAAAGTGCTGTTCTTGTTGTTCAGATTGTCCGTTGGTATCCACTCCTCCGTATGGGTCAAAATCGGTAGGTTGTCGCTCGATAATTTCTGTTTCAAGCGAAGTACCACGTCCGATATTAAGTTTCGGATAGGTCTTGAAAGCGTGTTTTACGCATTTTGCCATCAAGAAGCCCGTATCAATCTGCCCATCCTTACTGTAAAGTTCATTGAATTTAGTTACGTACTGACCTTTTTTTGAATCGTAGTAGGTGTTCTGCTTGTCGGAATAGCCTTTAAGACGCATCCAATCCTGCTCCGTCATCACAGAATAGTCTATAGTTCCGTCAGCACGTGTAATCTTCAGGAAACAGGCGATAATTTTGTTTGACCTGCGAGGAAAAGCCGACATGTAGTTCACAATCTTTTGACCATTTTGTTCGCCATATTGAAAGGTGTCACCCTCGTACACAATTACTGGATTATCCGCATGTCGTATCTGCCCGGTATTCTTACGAAGTACCAACTCTCCATACCCTGAAATGGTGAGGTTGCAGACTTTTTCCCATACGTCCTTTCCGCTTTGGTCTGTGCCGACCTTGACAGAACGAGGGATGAGGAAGCAAAGAGCCTGTGCGCCCGTGGCAAGTGTAAGCCCCTTGACAGCAAGGTCAATAAAGGCGTAGAAGATGGATGTGCCGGAACACTCACGGAGGTTCTGCTTGTCACGTAACTGTTGGTTGAAATAAATTGCCTCCCTTTCATACACTTGTTCGCCTCCTTCTTTCCAAATGGAGTTGTACACGCTGATGAACTGATTTCGCACACGTTCATTGCGTATCACATCAATGGCTTTCATTGACTGCAATTCTTTCGCTAATGATATTGCATTGCTCATAATAATAATACTTTAAGTTATTTAATACAGTTTGTTATGTTGAGGGAGTGGCAGGATTCGAACCTGCGACCTGCTACATCTTGGTCATTGGGGTGTACACCGCCGCTCTGTCCACTGAGCTACACTCCCTTATCTCGTTATTTGAAATAATCCTGTCGAGTTTTCTGCAAGGCCCTCAACTCCGCCGTGCGATACTCCACTTTTCCGGGACGTTTGCAAGGCTCAATCTTGCCCTGTCTGCGCCATCTGTCAACATTTCCACGCCCGAACATTTCATATGCTTGTCGTTGACTGATTATTTCGGGGTCGTTGTGTGCCTCTGAAAGCATACGGACCACCGAACTTGCCACATCATGAACAAATGTGTCGTAGGTTACTGACTTGTCGGAGAAATCGAGGGTTGTCATAGTTTTTACTTTTTATCCTGTTGATACTCAGTCCACGCAATTTTGCACATCTGCCAAACGAGATAGACAAAAAGTGCTACGACAAGAATGCCGATAAGTGAAAGGTTTCCCATTACGAGATGTGCGATTCCACCTGCGATAACACATAAAAACATGATGCCTGTCAGCACAAGCTGGGTTATGTTCGTGATATTTTCCAAGTGGTCATCCAGATAATCTTCTGCCTGTTCAATCCTATGTTTGAGATTGTTTTTTACTGATGATTTCATATAATTTCGTTTTTAATGGTTATGGTAACGGATTTTCTTGCGGTGGTACAATCGCCACTATTTGAGAACCGTTGTAGATGTAAACAGGGAATCCGCAAGTGTGATTCTTTGCTTCTTTTTTCGCTTCACGGAGGGTGGAAAATTCGTAATGGTCGCCGCACCAATTGTCGATGAATGTGTACATGGTTGATTAACTTATTCGTTTGACAATAACAACACGTCTTTCACGGTCGGTTTCTGTCTTGTACACTCTGTTCCACTTGAAACCGAGCATACTCGCCATACTTCTTGCAGTTGTACAGAGTGATGCAGGAAACTCCTTGCTCTCTCCGATTTTCATAGGCTCTAATTCGCCTGTAATCGTCTTTTTTTTAGCCATATCTTCGGTCGTTTGAAGTTTAATGTTTAACTTTATGGTGCAAAGCTATACAAAAATACAGACACTTGCAAATAATTAAGCCATTAAAATTATACTGTCTGTATTATTTTATAGTCTAAAATTTATAACTCGCTATATATTATGGACTTATCTATTATTAGAAATTTGAGCGAAAAAAGAGTTGGAGGCATGAGAAAATTAGCCTCCGACATAGGCATGAGTGAAGCCAACTTGCATAGATGCGTGAATAACAACAAAATTCAGGCTGCTGACTTAGAAAAAATAGCGTTGCTGTTAAAAATTGACATCCGTGTCTTCTTTGATGAGCAACTCTTTGAACGCGCAAATAATACAGTGCATACAAACGGAGATTTCAGCCCAGCCTCTATGAATGGGAATGTATCAGTCGGTGGCGATGCTATTCTTGCAGAGCGTGTGAAGCATTTGGAAGAGTTGCTCGCAGAGAAAGAGAGATTGATTAAAGTTTACGAAAAGATGATGGAGGGTAAGTGATGAGAAATGCGCAACTGATTTTTATGTTCTTTCTAATTGCTATATCCCAATGCGCAACGGCATGTTCTCAAATTGACAAGGGAGAATGGCATGACGGAACATGTGTTTATATCAATAAAACATATAATCTACAATGGGATTTATCTGGTGCTAAATGGCGTATAGCAGAAGATTATAGACTTCCAAAGGACATGATTTTTTGCGCTGCTATGCAAGATGATTTCCTTAGCATTTCCTTATGTGCATTTCAATCTAAAGAAAAATTGGACGGGGATTTATGGGAACATTCTGACGAGTTCGTAAATGGCTATATACAAAGTCTGATAAAAAGTTATCAATCATTACCCGGCATTGAGAATCAAAAGGTTGATTATGAAAAATGCCATTTCCTATTCAAGAAAGCCATAAGATTTGGTTGCCTACATCAAGTCAGCGATGCACGCATAGGAGAAAATTCAATGGAAGTATTGAGCGGTGGATATGCTTTTGAAAAAGATAATATTTTGTTCGTTGCAATGATAATGCTTCCATACGAATACATTGAAACCTATGGAAATGACGCGGTAGAAATGTTCTTTAGAAAATTATCATACATTGATGCAACAAAAGAAGCCAAACAATGAATGGAGAGTACCCATATTGCGAAACGGACTCTTTCATGGAAGAACTGAAACGAGCCGCATTTGAAGCCATCTACAAAGACGGCTGTGATGATTGCGGAGACTGGATAGACACATTGGTAAATTGCTATTCCAAAGAAGTGGTGGACGCTCTTGGGAATAATCCCAATGAGGTTTATGCAGAGTTGGAAGATATATGGGAAGCCGTGGATTACGAAGACCCTCGAACTGGTATTTGCCTAACCTATCAGAATTGGGCAGAATATTTCGCAGGAGAATTCGCCCACACAATCTATGATGAACTGGTTAAAGCGAAACAGACGAATGAACTCAAATAAACGATTTACACGCATTCAAATCACGCAGACGATAAAAGTATTGTTTTTCGTATTTGCGTTGATTGTAGCCTTTCTTTTTGCCCTTAATGGGCGATATATGCAGGTATCAGACGATGAGTTCTTTGATAAATGGACAAAAACCATAATTGCAATAGAAAAATATGAAATAATCAAGTAAAAAGACGCTGTTGTCAAATTGTTGTATGACAATTCACAAGTACCTCAGAAGTAGCTGTTATTAGCAGCGGCGCAGGCTGCAATCGAGGAATAGCACGATATAGCTGATACTCAATAAAATAGGCGGTATGCTTTTCATTTACAAAGGCTTACCGCCTATTGTATTTTTAAAAGGTACGTTCATTCCGCACGGAAAATGAGCGTAATAAACGCAAATGTTTAGAGAATGTTGTTGTGCTTTTCGTTGGGTGTTTAGAGCGTGTTTAGAGCCGTAATTGATGATATGACAGAAAGTTAAGACATTGGAAGCTGTTTGGAATAAATTTAAATAATAATATAATAAAGACATAGAACGATATGGCAACATTTAAAGCGTGTGTTCAAAAAGAACGCAAGGACGGATTTTATCCGGTTTATATCAGAGTTACCCACCATAGGGGGACACAATTCATGAAGACCGACAAGATGGTCACGAAGAAAGAACTTTCCAGAGCGAAAGAAATCGAAGACCCCTACGTGCTTCAGTATTGTGCCGGGCGGATAGTGGAATATAACGAGCGGCTCAACAAAAAAGACATTGAACATTGGACGGTCAAGGAAGTGGTGGATTTTCTTACGAACGGCAATGACGATATTTGTTTTTCGGATTATGCGAGAGTGCATATCGACAGAATGATTGACCGTGGGCAGGAAAGGAATGCCAAGAACTACAAGCTTGCCCTACAACATCTGGAACGGTTCATCGGAACCAACCAAGTGATGTTCGCTCAGTTGACCTCTACGCAGGTGAACAAATGGATAAAGTCGCTTGAACAGACACATAGGGCAAAGGAAATGTATCCAATCTGTATGCGTCAGGTATTTAAAGCCGCCATGTTGGAGTACAACGATTACGATAACGGTATAATCCGTATCAAAGTCAACCCATGGGTGAAAGTGGAAATACCAACGGCTGATCGTGCGGAGAAGCTTGCCATTACCCCCGAAGCATGTCGGGAGTTCTTTTCATTCCCTCTGCCGGAAAGTAAGATGAAATATCCACAGACGGAGTTCGGGCGTGATGTTGCTATGATGGTGCTTTGCCTTGCAGGAATCAACACGATTGACCTGTACAATCTAAGAAAGCAGGATTACCGGAACGGAATTATCCATTACCAACGGGCCAAAACGAAGAAGTTCCGTGCGGATGGTGCGTATATGGAAATGCGGGTGCCAGCAATCATCCAGCCGCTATTTGAAAAGTACATGAACACGGCAAAAGATGATGAGCGTTTGTTCAATTTCTATCAGCGCATGACTACATCGGACAGTTTTTGCGCCAATGTCAACAGTGGGATAAGGCAATTATGCAAGGCTATGGGAATGCCAAAGGAAGAGTGGTATTCGGCTTACACGTTCCGGCATACATGGGGAACAGTAGCTCAGAATGATGTACGTGCCTCTATCTCGGAAGTGGCGTTTGGCATGAACCATAGCAATGGACACAACGTAACACGAGGGTATATCAAGATTGACTTCTCCCCTGCTTGGGAACTGAACGAGAAAGTAATTGATTTCATTTTCTTCTCCGGTAAGGCTTCTGTACGTGAGCAGAAACAGGAGGATGTGCATTTCCGCTTGTCATACCGCTATATGGTGAATGCGGCTGCATACCACAACGGGCAAAAGGTGGCGGGACTGACCGATGTAGGCTTCAACAATGTGGACGAGGTGATTGCCCGGCTCGTAACTATGCTGCCGGATGATATTCCGAACCGTTCAATGGTGATGTTCAAAATCGTCAACCTCGACAAAGACCAGACGGTGGTGTACCAACGGCAGAAAGGGAAAGGATTCTGATTTTTTTTGTGACTTCACGAAATGATATAAGCCTGCAAGGTATTTTTCTTTGTAGGCTTTCTTTTTTATTCAATTTTTATTCTTGCCCTAAAATCGAAAATTTCTTCACGTGCGCACGCACGCGCGGTAGATGTAGTAGTAGATATATATATTTATTTTATGGTATATCTTCCGAAGAAATGGGATATAATTGTACATTTATTGCTATTTCTTCCGAAGAAATACCCTTTTCTTCCGAAGAAATGTACATTTATGGCTGTTTCCTCCGAAGAAATACCCTTTTCTTCCGAAGAAATGTACATTTATGGCTGTTTCCTCCGAAGAAATACCCCTTTTCTGTACATTTATGGTTATTTCTTCTGAAGAAATAAATGTAATATCTTCTGAAATTATGTCAAAAAATAGCTCATTTCAGCCATTTCAGAAGATTTTTGAGGTACTTTTGAGCTGATTTTCGCATAAAAAATTCAATCTGTACAAGAATGTACATTTATGCGTGTTTTTTCCGAAGAAATACCCCTTTCCTGTACAATTAAGGCAATATCTTCCGAAGAAATCCGAAGAAATGGGATATAATTGTACATTTATTGCTATTTCTTCCGAAGAAATACCCTTTTCTTCAGAAGAAATTTTACGGTCTGGACATGAAAAAAGCGACATTCTCTCGAACATCGCTTCAAAGCAAATCAGTAAAATCGCCCCCTTTTCGGGTTGGGGTTCCCTTGACACATGAAGACAATCTAAAGTAGAGGGTAATAGATTATTCTTCCTCGTCTTCTTCTCCGGCAAGTTTGGCAAGCTTGTCCTCAATGGTGAGTTTGACCTCGCCATCGTCTATGCTGATATTCTTAGGCATGATGATTTTAATGAACTCTGTCGACACTTTCACCCTGTCTTTGGGGTCAAGTTCCATGAAGTCCTGCATTATTAGTGGCATCACATCTCCTTCGGGTATAGTGTTGTGCGTTTCAAGCCATTTCTCAATCATCCCTTTTGCCAGTGCCGTTATTTTGTTGGGCGTACCTTTTTGCCGCCCTCCGGTCTTTTTTCCTATTGCCATAATGATCTGTATGTAAAAAGATAAAATGATGATGCGAAGATAACGGCTTACTTTCGCACGCAAGGTATAACTTTTAATAATCAAAAACTAAAGTCTTATGGGTTTAATAGGAAGTGCCATAGGTGCAGTAGGCAGCATTTTCGGTGGAATCAAGGCATCCAAGGCCATGAAGAAAGCAAAACGTAATGTTGAGGCTCAACGGCAAAAGAATCAGGACTGGTACGACAGGCGGTACAACGAGGATGCCACTCAGCGGGCTGACGCACAACGCATCCTTACGCAAACTGAAGAGAGTATAAAACAACGTAACAAAGCCGCTGCCGGTAGTGCAGCCGTCATGGGCGGTACTGATGAAAGTGTGGCAGCGGCCAAAGAAGCGAACAACAAGGCTCTTGCCGATGCAACATCACAGATTGCCGCTGATGCAGAAGCACGTAAGGACAATATCGAAGCCACTTATATGCAAAACGACAATGCTTTCGTGGAACAGCTTAACGCCATTGAGCAAGGCAAGGCCAATGCCATATCGGGAGCTGTACAAGGAGTAACTAATGCGGTAAGTCAAATGCCTTTCTAAACTATTTCAATATGGCAACAATGGATGATATTTTAGGAAACGGAGGTGGTACGCCTCCGCTCAAAGGCTCTAAGGAATGGCACGAACAGCAGCAAGACGCTCCTTCCGTATCATCCCCGGTAAAGGGTACACAGAAATGGACGGAACAACAAGCAGCTGCGGCTCCTGCCGTTACCGGCTCCCAATCTGAAACGGTCGCTGCACCTCCGGCCAAACAAGCCGATGTGAACGGTGGCAGTCTCTCATACGCTGAATTGTACAAAAAACTCAATCCCTATAAACCGCCAACGGACGAGGAACTTGCTAAAGAAAAGAAGAAGCAGAAACGTGAACAGATATTCGCAGCCATTGGTGATGGTATATCGGCACTCTCTAACTTGTTCTTCACCACGCAGTACGCTCCAAATATGTATACCGGTAAGAATACCATGTCAGAACGTACCAAAGTGAGATATGACAAGCTGATGAAAGAACGTGAAGGCAAGGAGAAAGAATATTATGAGGGGCTGATGAGGGCAAGAATCGCTGATGAAGAAAGGGATGACCGTGAACGTAAGTGGCAAAGGCAGCTTGGTCTTGACAAAAAGAATGATGACAGATACAATGAGGGCATTCAACATCGCAACGAGCGAGAGAAGATTACAGATGACCGATATGATGCGGAACAGGAATACAAGAAAGGTCGGGACAAAGAAGCTGATAGGCGTTGGCAAGCAAACTATGATGAAAACAAACGTCAGGCAGACCGTTCCTACAATTTCCAAGTAAAGAGACATAATGACAATGTGGCTGTAGAGCGTGATAAAGCGAGAGCGACAGCCGCACGTGGTGTACGTGGCAAGCAGCTCGGTTTTTCTGACGGCGGCGGAAACCAAGTAGCCATTTACGAGAATGTTTGGAAAGGTTCGATGCAGCAGGTGTATGATGCTATGCTTGCCGACCTCTCTCCACAGGATGAGAAAGAGAAAAGGGCTTTTGACCGTCAAATGAAGAAACTTGATACACCACAGAAGAAAGAGGACTATGTAAAACAGAATTGGCACAAATCGCCTAAAGCCTCTGCAATCATGCTTTCCCTCTCCAAACTTGACCCTGCCACCATGACCTCGGAACTGAATGATGAGGTCGTGGACTATGTTCCCGGTGGCGGCGATGATGATGTGATTGATTATACACCCGGTAAAAACAAATAACTATGCCAATATTTGAATACAACGGAAAGAAATACAATGTGCGTGATGAACACATTGACAGTTTTATGAAAGACTTTCCCGATGCTTCTACAATCATGGAGCGTGAGGGAAAGAAATATCGTGTAAAGTCGGCAGACTACAAGACTTTCATGTCGGAACAGCAACAGCCTGAACAGACTGCCCCGGACTCTACACCCGAAACTCCTGTAATCTCTACAGCAAAAGAAAAGCCGCTGACGGAACAGGACAAAATACGCTTCAGTGCAAATATGGGGCAGATGAAACGCCGCACGGAGCAAATGTTGGACGGTTTCAGCGAACAAATGGAGACCATGCGTGAGTACCAAGAAAATGCACCATTGGGTGGAGGACAGACCGCAGAAGGGAAAATACAGTTCAACCCAGAGAGCGGAAAGTTGGAGAAAACCTACATAACCCCTCTTGGCAACAGATACACCAGTAAGGGACTTGCGGACATGGAGAGTTTCAGATACCGACAGGCGGCTGATATGTCTGTAAGCGGACAACTACGCCGTGCAAGGCTGAAACTTGCAGAACTGCAAGAAAAACGAGATGCAAGTGCCAAGAGAGTGCATGAACAATGGGAAGAAGATACAAAAAAGAATACAGCTCCTCTTGGATTCTTGCTTGCAGCAGATACCTATGTTCCTCGTCAGATGAGCGACAGGGAAAATAGTACCTTGGATGTCGCCATTCGTCAAACAGAGGAACTTATCAAAGACCTTGAAGAACAGAAAGACCGTGAACAAGGTGTAGATGTAGGCTTTTGGCGTGGTTTCGGTCGTGTGGCAGGAGATTTCCGCACTTGGGATTTCGGCATGAGCGATATGCGTGACGCTTTGACGATGATGAACGCCGATGACCTAAAAGGAGAGAATGCCACGGATGGAGAGCGTGAAGCCTACAATGAAATGATGGGCGCACTCTACAACAAAGGACAGGCGGAGCAGATGTATGGTGGGAACGCTGGCTTTTGGAACAGAGCCGGTATGATGACCGGCCATATGCCTGCATTCATGCTTGACTTTGGCATTACAGGAGGTGGATTCAACGGTATCAATGTTCTTTCCAAAGCCGGAACGAAAGCCGCCACAAAGGTGGTGGGCAAAGAAGTAGTAGAGCAAATGGCGGAACAGGGCTTCAAGACATACGTGAAGGACAACGGCGTGAAAGGCTTGGGGCAGTATGCCACCAACTGGACTATCAAGGCT